CGCTCCAGCGCGATCTGCGCCAGGAAGCGGGCGGTGCCTTCGTCGGCGACGCCGCCCTGGGACTGGGCGGCCTCCCACCGGCCCCACGGCATCACGGCGGACGGGTTGGTCACCTCGACGTTCAGCGACTCCTCCCCCATCACCAAGATGGAGGAGGCGGCGTCTTCCAGGGTGGCGTCGTCGGGGGCCTGGTCGATGTCGCGGCCCAGCCGCAGCTCGACCGGCGCGGCCCCGGCCGACAGCTGGCGGGCCAGCGCGGTGCCCTCGTTCCAGACGCGCAGGGTGCGGCCCTGCATCGCCCAGTCGCACACGCCCTGGTCGGCCAGGTTGATCAGCATGGCGAGCAGGTCGGTGCCGGGCTCGACGCCGATGGTCAGCTCGGCCTGCCACGGCTGGCCGGAAGAGTCGTGGGAGTCGGTGAAGTCGACCGCGAGGCCGGGCAGTGTGCCGCGGCCTTGGGCTTCGTCGACGAACGCGGTCAGGATGTCGCCCGGGGACGCGGTCTCGAACCGGCGCCTGCCGTCGACCATGAACGCGTTGGGGTAGAGCAGCAGCTTGCGCAGCTGCCACGCCCACCCGGGGCAGTCGTAGGAGCGCGACTTGGCCCGGTCGATGGAGTCGCCGGACCGCTTGATGCGCAGGAACCGGCCGTTCAGCGGCTCGGTCCACGAGGTGCCGTCGACGGCGTACTCGACCGCGATCTCGCAGTGCTGCGCCAGCCGGTCAGCGCCGAGCGCGTTGCCGGAGTAGGACAGCTGCAGCGACGGCACGTCGTTGAGCGGCAGGCCTGCGTCGAACCCGAGGTGGCCGGGCAGCAGGCCGAGCCGTGCGCCATTCGGGGCGTAGGCGACCAGGCGCAGCCCGTACCGGGGCCGGTCAGGCGGGATGATCACCTGCATGGCTGCCCTCCTCCCCCGCGTGCATCTGGTCGACGGCGGCCTGCAGCATGGCGTTCTCGTAGATGAGCTGGTCGATCCTGCGCCGCAGGGCCGCGATGATCGCCTCGTTGGAAATCGGCAGCTCGCGCACAGGCCCCCTCTACGCGGGCCGCCAGGCCCAGATCGTGAACGTGATCGTCGGCGGAGTGCCCGACGCCGCGGCGGTCGGCGAGTAGAACTGCGCGTTGACCGTGTTGCGCGTGTACAGGTGCAGGTCCGTGGGCGCCTGCGCGAACGGAGCCGCCGCGCCGACGCGCGCCGACCACACCATGTGCGGGGTGGACGCCATCGTCGCGGGCCACGACACCACGTAGTAGGTCGCGCCGCGCGTCACCGTCGCCTCGAACATGATCAGCCCGGCGTTGCTGTTGGAGGCGTGCGTCCACCTGCCCAGGTGGGAGGTCGACGCCTCCGAGATGCGCAGCTGCTGGGTGCCGTTCGTCGGGTGCGTCCAGCCCAGCAGCGCCTGGCCCTCATCGAGCCTCAGGTATGCGCCGCGCTGGGCGTGGTCGGACGGGCGCAGCACCCACACCCGGTACTCCGAGGCGGCGTGCACGACCTGCGTGACCGCCGTGCCCCCGGTGTTCACGCCGGACTCCATGACCATGGTCGCCTCGCCGGGGTAGGTGAGCGCGTTGGAGTAGATCTTGGAGTAGTTGGTCGTCGCCGATGACGGGATGAACCGGATCTCCGGGAACGGCGAGCCGGGCGGGTTGATCAGGACACGGTCACCGGCCACGCCCGAGGCCAGGCTGCCGACGATCGACACCTGCCCGGTGGAGGAGATGTCGACGGTCTGCATGCCGCCCGCGTCGAAGGCCTCCAGGCCGCCCGCGTTCAGCTCGACCCGCGCGGCGCCCGGGTCGCCGGCGACCAGGCGCGTGGTGAGCGTCATCACGGCTTCGAGCTTGGCGGCGGTCACCTGCCCTGCGGCGATCTTGTCGGCGGTGACGGCGTTGGCCGCCAGGTGCCCGGTCTGGATCGAGGAGGCTGCCGCGTCGCCGGACACCAGCTGCACCGCGGCGATCGTCGCGACGGCCGAGGCCGCTGAGGTGTTGCCGGAGTGGTCCACGCTGATCAGTCGGAAGTCGCGGTCGGAGCCGTACGGCAGGCCGGGCACCACCAGCGCGCCCGCGGCCGGGAGCGTCCCGACCGGCGCCCAGCCGGGCGCGAGTGGGTCCTGCATCTCCACGATCACGTGCGAGAAGTCGGCCGGCATGCCCTCGCCGAGCGAGCCGAGCCCGTCCCATGCGACGTGCACGACGCCGAGCCGTGACTCGAGGCCGGGCGTCGACGGCGTGGGCGGCGCGTCCGGGTCGTCGGGGATGGCCACGGTCACCACGGACGAGAACGCCGACTTCTTGCCCAGGTAGACGGCGCGCACCTTGAACGCCCACGACTCCCCCACCGGCAGCGGGCCGCGCGCGGCGTCGGTGTCGCCTGCCTGCGTGGCCGCCAGCAGAAACCACGGCTGTCCGGGCACGTCGCGGCGGGCGAACAGCTCGTAGCCGTCCGGGTCCAGCGCCACCCCGCCGATGTCCTGCGTGACCGCGCCCCACGTCGCCACCACGAGGCCGCGGGCGTAGCCGTGCTCATCCAGGTAGGCGTCGGCGTCGACGACCAGGCCGGTCGGAGCGGCCGGGGTGCGCGGCGCGGGCGCGGGCGGCGCAGGCCTCGCTCCGGTTCCTCCGGACGCGGTCGACCCGCCGAGGATGCCCTGCGTGCGCCGGGCGAGCCGTACCGCGCGGTCGAGAAAGCGGTCGTGCAGGACGACGGAGCCGCCGAGCACGCCCTTGTCGTCGCGGGTCACGGTGACCTGGCGGACGCGCAGCGCCTGCTGCAGGCCGGCCTCGCCGGGCGCCGACAGGGTGTCACCGGGCCGGAAGTCGCGCCACGGCGCGAACCGGGCCTGCGGTCCGAGGAGGAGCCCGCGGGTGCGCTGCACCTTCTCCCGCGCGGAGCGGGCCAGCGTCGCCTGGGCGAGCACGCCCATGGTGACCGGGTCGGACACGCCACCCTGGCCGACGTGGATCTCCCACCGGCCCCACGGCGACGGGTTACCAGCGTCGACCCACTGCTGGGCGATGCCCTGGTCGCCGGTCACCAGCACGGCGTTGGCGGTGTCCTCCCACGTGCCTTCGTCCGGCGCTTCGACGACCTCGCGGCCCAGGCGCAGGTCGACGGCCGGGTCGAGCGTGGTCAGGTTGCGGTTGAGCATGCTGTCGGCGTTGAACACCTGCAGGGTGCGGCCGGTCATGCGGAAGTCGAGGACGCCCTGCTCGGCGAGGTTGATGAGCATGGTGAGGGCATCGATGCCGGGCTCGTAGTAGATGGTGAGCACCTTGGCCCAGGCCAGGCCGCCCGAGTCGAGGGTGGGCGAGAAGTCCCAGTCGAGCTCGGGCAGCACGCCGCGCGCCTGCCCTTCCTGCAACATCGTCTGCAGGATCGACCCAGGCGTGGCCGACAGGAACGGACGCTTGCCATCGACGAGGTCGGCGCTGCCCAGGTAGAGCAGCATCTTGCGCAGCAGCCACACGTAGCCGGGCAACTCCAGCGCCTGCACGGCGGCGCGGTCGGCGAGCTCGGAGCGCCGCTTGATGGACACGAACCGGCCGTCGTAGGCCTCGGTCCAGGTCTGGCCGTCGTCGTCGCTCCACTCGACACCGACCTCGCACGGCCCGCCCGCCAGCTGCGTCCCGGCCGCCGCCGAGAACGTCAGGCGGAGCGCGGGCACGTCGTTGAGCGGCTGCGCCACCTGCAGCCCGAGCGGGTACGGCAGCACGCCGGTCCGGGTGCCGTTCGGCTCGTAGATCGCCAACCGCAACACAAGCATCGAGACAGTACCCCCTTCATGCCTCTGGGCGATCAAGGGGCCTACGTCAGGTCAGCGCCATTGACCCGTGCCGCCTGCGCAGAACTGCCCGTATTAGTGATCTCCGCGTCCGAGCGAATTCGGCCGAAGAGGCCCGGCAGGTTGCAGGCGATGAAAAGAAAGGTAGGGTTATTTGCTACGGCCGCGCATGTGATCAACAAGCGGTCGAGAAGGGGGGTGATTGAAGATGGGGTCCAAGATGGAGTTACCCAGTGACGATGGAGCTGACCGTCTGCTGCTCTGCCAGCTGCTGCTGCTCGTCCTTGAATGGATCATGAGGAACGGGCCCCTCACCTAAGCGTAAGCCCAGGTGAGGGTACCGCCAACATAGAGACCTCCGCGTGAAGCTGACCGGCAAACGCGGGGGTCTCTCCTATTTCCCGTCCAGTCTATCAAGACTGCTGGATTCCACGAAGTTAACCGTGACTGGTTTCTTCCTTAGGATATCGCCGTCTGCATTCTTACGAACCTAACGTTCTAGATTATGTTCCTGCTGTTAGCAATCCCAGTTAGATTCCTAAGCGTCTTTCTCGTTAGCTAGTTAGCCGCCTAGGCGTGTGACTAGGCGGTCGCCTAGGTGTCTCAGTCGAGGGCGATGAGCGGGAGCAGTGCGTTGCTACCCAGCCATCCGGCCTCGGAGCCGAGCTCCAGCAGGGCCGGGGCATCCTTCATCCCGACGTTGACCCAGGAGTACATGAACTCGTACTCGTTGCTGGGCTTGTACATCTTCACCGCCGCGTACTCCACGTTGGCGACGACCACCACCGCGTACACCCTGCGCGGCTCCTCGGCGGGTTCGAGAGGCCGCACCAGCGCGGCGGTGGCCCAGGTCTGACCGTTTCCGACCGGGGCGCGGCCGGTGACGGCCACCGGCGTCAGCCGACCCTCGATCTTCTCGTAGAGGGCGCCGCGCCACCAGCCGGTGCTGTTGGGCATCGTCCGCAACGCCACCGCCATCGACGAACACACGCGGCCCGCCGGGATCGTCATCTCGACGGCGTACGCCGAGTAGGTGTCGCCGGGCGGGGTGATTGTTTCGAGGTTGATGAGCCAGGTGGGGAAGGTCTGGCAGATGCCGCGCTGGCCGAAGGGCGGGAGCTCGTTGGTGCTGGTCATCATGCTCCTGTCGTCAATTCTGAATGCGGGGGCCTGCAGTGGAGGCGGCGTTCACCACGCTGCCGCGCGATGGACGGCCGCCCTGGACAAGGTGGCGCGGTGCCCAAGGCCGTCGACGGCGGCGAGGACCTCCACCGCGCAGGTCGCCCAGCGGGTGCTCGTCGACACGCCGCCCGTCTGGATGTTGAAGCTCACCGCCGTGCCCGCTGAGGCGGTCGCGGAGGCCTTGCGCATCGCCATGCCGGACAGGTAGCCGGCGCCCGACTGGTTGAACGGCTCGTTGACGTCGGTGGAGGTCGGGGTGGCGGTCTGGTAGTCGTCGGCTGCGGCGCAGAACCCCCACGAATCGGCCTTGGTGGAGGTGTAGGCGTTGAACGTCCAGTTCTGCACGCCCAAGCTGGTCACGTCGCCGGTCGCGCCGATGGGGTTGCTGATGTCGACGCCGCCCAGCACGTTGACCTTGAGCGCGATGCCTTGCGAGTTGCCGGGACTGCCGATGAAGTCCATGGTGCCGGTGACGGTCATGGACTGGGCGATGGCGGGCGCGGTGTAGATGGCTGCGATGCCATTGGAGTTGATCGACTGGGCTCGCATGGTCCACGAAAGCGCCGACCCGGTGTTGGTCAGCGCCACCGACGCGTCGTACTTGCTCATCACGCACGCCACCAGGAACGCCCCTTCGGGAGGAGCGAAGGAGGCCGTGCTCACGCCGGTGGTGGTCATGGCGGAGACCAGGGACGGCGACGTCAGCATCGTGATCATTCGCGCTCCAGATCACAGGTAGGCGCGGCGCGCGCGGACCTCGACCTTGGATGCGCCCGTGGTCGAAGTGGCCGACGTCGTCAGCAGGACGGCGCGCGAGTGCGGGTCGCCCACGGCCATCGCCGGGGTGAGGTTCAGCCAGCGGAACGCCGAGCCGGGGCCGGTGGCGATGATGGAGCCGGTCACGTCCGTACCGGCGTTGATGTCCCAGGTGTCGGTGGTGACCTTGCTGGCGCGCATCGCGGCGCAGTCGATGATGAGCCGTTCGGAGGCGAGCAGGCCCGAGGCGCGGCTGATGGTGTCGCCGGTGGCCACGTCGACCAGCGTGGGCGTCACGGCCGGGCCGGTGTAGCGGATCAGCGCGTCCGTGACCGGCGCCGTACTGCCGGCGAGAGTTGTCACCGGCTGGTCGGCGGTGTTCGCGCTGCCGGTCCAGGTGGATTCGATCTCGTCGCGCCAGTAGACGCCGGGGACGCGGACGACGGCGGTCAGGCGGGCGCGCAGCGCTCCGATCTTCAGGTCGGGCTCGGAGGTGGCGGTGACGGTCACCTGGGCGACCCGGGTGAGGGTGCCCGCCACGTACTCCAGGGTCATCAGCCGGTGGCGGACCCCGAGCAGCGCCGACAGCGCCTCCAGGTTGGCCTCCAGCTGCTCGAACCCGCCGTCGCCCCCGGACGGGGTCCGCGACGTGATCTTGAACTCCAGGGCGAACTGGGTGGTCTCGTGGTCCAGGCCCATGATGGGCACCTCGCCCGCCCTGCCGGGCAGGGTGAGCTCGACTGAGCGCACGCCCGGCAGCGGGCGACGCCGGGTGCCGGGGGCGAGCTTCCAGCAGCCTGACGGGTGGTCGAGCTCGACGCCGTCGAGGATGTACGTCGGCACAACCACCCCCAGGGTGAAAGATGTCTGCGAGTAGACAGGTATGGCCCCGGGCATCTAACGTGTACGCCGTCAGACACCTTCGTGGAGGCGGGCATGCAACCCCGGCACATCACCGGCCCCGACGACCTGTACGGCGACAGCGACTCGGTGAGCTGGGTCGAAGAACCGATCTTCGACTTCCCCGACGAGGCCGCCGCGCTGGAGGTCCTCCGGCTGCTCGGCGACGACCTCGAGGCCGCCCGCCGCCAGGAGCAGGAGGTCATGCGCTGGCTGAAGGCCGCCGCCGAAGCCGCTCACCGCACGCCCGGCACGGCGGGCCGCGGCAAGGGGCCCACGGTGTCGAAGGAGGCGATCATCGCCAACTCCGGGTTGTCGCGCGACCTCATCTACCGGTGGCTCGGGCCGGCTGACGGCGCCCGCCCGGTTAGGCGACGCCGAGAGCCCCGGCCATCTGCAGGCCTCGATTGACCGTCTCGGACGTGGTCTCCGGCAGCGGGTTGACCGCCGTCACGTGAAAGATCATCGTCGGGCCGCGGCCCGGCGCCGACAGCCGTGCGCCCGTGGAGGCGACCGATCCCGACAGGTCGGGCGAGAACGAGCCCGACAGCCGGTCGGAGATGCGCTGCGCCGCCTGCAGGACCGGGCGCTGCCCGGCCAGCATGCCGTCACGCAGGCCGAGCATCGTGTACCGGCCGATCTGGGCGAACACGCGGCTCGGCGACTGGATGCCGAGCGCCTGCCGGACCCAGTCCGGCAGGATCGAGGAGAAGAAGCCGATGATCTGCGACTTGATCCAGTCATAGCCTGCGACCAGCCCGTTCCACAGGCCGGTCAGCAGCGCCCAGCCGAGATTGTCGACGACGCGCAGGAAGCCGAGCACGGCCTGGTCGGCGAAGCCGAGCGCTGAGGCGAAGTCGCCGCGCAGCAGCGTCGCGATCGAGCGCAGCAGGTCCAGCATCGGCGGCAACACCATGGTCACCAGGTCCAGCAGCGGCGGCAGGAGCGGAGCGACCGACAGCAGCAGATCCGCCAGCACGCTGGCCAGGTCGACCACGTACGGGGCGAGCTGGGTGACGATCAGGGCCGCGAGGTCGGCCAGCGTGGGCAGCAGCGGAGCCAGCTCCACCATGATCTGCGCCAAGGCGGTGCCGACCGGCTCCAGGGCGGGCGCAAGCGCCGCGAACACCTGGCCGACGTTGACGACGACCGCGATCAGGCCGGGCATCAGCGCGACGATCGCGGCGGCCAGCTCGTCGACGAACGGCGACGCGGCCACCATCGCCGCGGCGACGGCCTCACCGAGCAGCGTCAGCGACGGGCCGAGGACCTCCACCGCGCGCCCGACCGCCGACAAGATCGCGACGATGCCGGGCTCCAGCGACGCCAGCGCAGGCACCACAGCCTGAATCGCCGAGGTCAGGATCGGGCCGACAATCAAGGCAAGGCCGCCCAGGGCGGGCGCGAGCTGGCCGACCCCGACCACGAGCGCGGCCAGCACCGGCCCGAGCGCCTGACCGGCCTGGGCCAGGGCGACGAACACGGCGACGAGCGCCTGCTGCCCGGCGTCGGAGGTGACGAAGTCGGCCACCGACGACACCAGCGCCCCGAGCACGCCGAGGGCGTCACCGCCTGCCGTACGCATCGCCTCAAACAGCCCCGACAGGATCTGCCACACGTCGAGCGCGATACGGCCGAGCTGCCGCAGCGTCTCCACCGCGGCGACCATCCACGCCCACGCCCGGCCGTCAGCCGAAGCCTGCGACAGGAACACCCCGACGCGGGCAAGCGCCTGAGCGATCTCTGGGGCGAGCGACGCGGTGAACTGTGCGCCTACCACGGTCAGGTCGCGAAAACCGCCCAGAAGCGGCCACAGCGCCTGAGACAGGGCGATGATCGTGTGCCTGGTCGAGGCGAAAACCTGCTCGACCGCGCGCACCGAGTCGGAGGAGCGGACGAAGTCGACCACCGAGCGCGCCGCCGCCCCCAGGTCGGAGGCGACCCCCGACAGCCCGGCATGCAGCGGCCCCAGCAGCGCGGCGGCGAGCGCGGTCACCGCGCCGGCGAGCTGGCCGAAGAACGCCTCCTGCGAGGCGAGCCGTACGCCGTCGAGCGCGGGCCGCAGCTCGCGCACCTCCAGGATGGCCGCCCGGGCGGACTGCGACAGCTTCGCCAGCGCCTTGTCGAGCTTGTCCTGGTCGTCACCGAACGCGGCCGAGGTCGCATCCGCGATGCCGTACAGGGCCAGGCCGAGCGCCCCGAACCCGGCGACGCTGAGCGCGACCGCGCCCGGCACCGCCGCCAGGCCGCCCGCGAGCGGAGCCAGCCCGGCGCCGAGCGCGAGCACCGCGTGCGTCGCCCCGGCCGCCGCCGCTCCGAACAGCGACACCTTCGCGGCCGAGCTGGCCAGCCCCACCCCGATCCGCGCGGCCGAGGCGGTGATGCCGACCGCCATGGCCGCGCCCGAGGCGGTGACTGAGGCGGCCAGGCGCACGAACTGGTTGTCGATGCGGCTGGTGCGCCGCCCGATCGTGGACTCGGCGCGGCGCAGGCCCAGCAGGGTGGCCGCGAGCCGCAGCGTGAGCTGGTCGCGCAGCTCGATGGTGGCGAACAGCTGGCCCACGTTGATCGCCACGCCTCGACCTCCCCTTCAGCACGGGACGGGTCGAGAGGGTTTGGTATGGCTGCTCGGGGGCAAATCACCACGTACAGCACGCTGTTGGGAGTAGCTGCACTCTCATGGCTTCGGCGGCTGAGGTCGCCCTTCGGGGTGTCCGAGGATGGGACCCAAGCAGCAGGGAAAACTCAACATCGCGGCAGTCGCCAAGCCGGTCACGGTTGGGGCTGCCACTCTCGCGCCGACGGGGCTGGCCCTCCTGCACCCGATCGGCGTAGTTGTCGTGTGCGTCGAACTCGCCCTGGTGATCGTGATCATCGGGTGCCTGCTGTTCGGCTCCGACGAGACTGTCGAGCGGATCTTCCGGCTGTTGCGCTGGATCGCGAATCGGCCGGAGCCGCCCGCCCCCCGCGGTGGGAAGCGGTGAGCGGGCGGTCAGGTCAGGCCGAGGATCGCCGCGTACTGCAGGCCCTTGTTCACCGTCTTGCTGGTCGGCTCGGCCTGCGGGTAGTGGTTGGTGACGTTCACCGTGACCGGCGCGGACCCGCCCTTCGGCGTCACCCGGTAACCGGTGCTGCCGACGCCGAGGTCGGAGGCCATCGCCCCGGGAAGCGCGGTGGCCACCGAGCGGGCGGCGGCCAGAACCGGCGCCGTCCCGGCGATGAGTCCGCGCTGGAGTCCGGCCATCGCCTGCACGCCCAGCCCGGCCATCACCTGCGACGGCGACTTGATCTTCAGGCCCTTCTTGATGGCCGCGACCATCGACTTGGCGATGTCGAGCATCGCCTTCTCGATGTCCTTCTTGTTGTTCAGCAGACCCTTCAAAAAGCCCGCGCCGCCGTTCTTGCCCGCCTCGAACAGGGCGGCGGCGGCGTTCTTCCCGGCCTGCTTGGCGGCCTTGTCGATGGAGGCCTGCGTGTTGTTGATCGACTTGAAGGTGGAGGCGTCGGCCTCCAGCAGCGCCCGGCCGAGCTCCGTGCCGGCCTCGGGCCCGGCCTCGATGATCTGGGCGAGCAGCGCCTTGTTGAGGCCGCGCTTGGCGAGCTTCTTGATGACGGAGGCGAAGGCGCGGACCTGGGCGAGCTTGGCCTGCAGCCCGGCCTGGATGCCGCCCGCCGTGGGCGCGTTCTTCTGCCCCTGCTCGTTGGTGCCGAAGTCGAGGCTGGTCAGGTTCGCGAACGACTTCATCGCGTCGGCGACGGACTTCATCCGCTCGACGAACTTCTCCCGCTCGGCGGCCAGCGCGAGCAGGTCACGGTTGCCTGCCCGGATCATCTCGACCAGGCCGTCCTTGACGCCCTTGCTGATCTTGCCGTCCTTGAACGCGGCCAGGACGGTGTCGGCGAGCCTCTTCGTGGTGTCGCGGATCGTGGACTCTTCGCCGGTCATGCCAACGATGAGGCCCTTGATGACGTTGCCGCCGATGTCGGCCATCACCTTCGACGGCGACGCGATGCCGAAGATGTCCTTGACCCACTGGGGCAGCTGGCCGAACTTCTCCTTCACCCACGCCATAAAGCCGTTCCACAGCTTGGCGATGCCGTTCTTGATCCCGTTGACCAGCTCGGAGCCGAGGTCGAGGAGCTTGTTGAAGTTCTCCTTGATGCCGGTCACGAAGGTGGAGACAGCCTTCTTGATCGTCTCGAAGGCTCCGGACACGTCGCCGGACAGCAGCTTCACGAAAGCGTCGAGGACGCCCATGATCAGCGGCAGGACGCTCGTGCCGAGCTTGACCAGCGGCGGCAGGAACGGCGTCACCGCGCCGACGACCTTGGCGAAGACGTTCGCGAGCATGGTCAGGATCGGGGTCAGCGACTTGACCAGGGTGACCACGACCGGCAGCAGCGACGTGATCAGCTGCGAGATCGGCGGCAGGATCGGCATCAAAGCCATGACGACCTGCGAAAACACTTCGCCGAGGGCGGCCAGGACCGGCTGCAGCGCCACCAGGATGGGCTGCAGGGCGGTAGCCAGCGCCTGGACGATCAACGTCAGGACCGGCATGAGCGCGCTGGCCAGGGTGGCGGCCAACTGCAGGAAGGGCGGCAGCAGCGGGATCAAGGCGACGGCGATCTGCGCGAACTGGCCGATCAGCTGACCGATCAGCGGACCGAGCTGGACCAGCACCGGCGCCAGGTGCGTCGACAACGCCGCGGCGATCTGCTGCAGCCCGGCGAACAGCGGCCCGGCGACCTGCCCGGCCAGCTGCAGGAACGCGGCCAGCAGCGGTCCGAGCGCGGCGAGGAGTCCGCCGATGCCGGTGATCAAGGTGGCGATGAGGCCGCTGTTGGACGCCATCGCGGCCGACAGCGGAGCCAGGAAGGCGGCCAGCTGGCCACCGAAGACGCCCATGCTTCCCGCCAGCTGGGAGAACATCGGCACGACCGCGCCGACGATGCCCTGGATGGCGGGCAGCATCGGCCCCAGGAAGTCGCCGAGACCGGCCGTGAACTCGCCGATCAGCGGAGCGATCGAGGTGAACATGCCCTGCAGGGCGGGCGCGATCTGCGAGGAGAACAGGCCCTTCACCGACCCGGCCGCCTGCGCGAGCGGCTGCTCCAGCACCGACGCCGCGTTCGCCAGGTCGGCCTGGATGGAGGCCTTCATGTCGGCGAAGGCCGCCTTCACCTGCGCCGACTGGGCGGCGGCCTTGATGCCGATCATGGCGATTCCGGCGACCGCACCGGCGAACGCCATCGACAGCAGGCCGCCCGCGGCCACACCGGCCGCGCCGATCCCGGCCAGGAGCGCGCCGGACTTCGCGCCCGCAGAGGCGATCTTCGCGCCTGCGGACACCATCGCCCCGCCCGCGCGGACGGCGCCGGAGGCCAGGCTGCCCAGCGCCTTCACGGCGGTGATGCCGACCATGGCCATGGCGGCGTGGATGCCGGTCGCCTGCACCTTGACGCCTGCGACGGCCTTGCCCAGCGGGGTGGTCAGCTGGTTGCGCAGCTCCAGCGTCGCGTACAGCTCGCCGATCTTCAGCGCCACGGCTCACCTCCGGAGTGCTTGCGGTCGTCGGGAGTGAGCGCGCGGGAGATGCTCGAATCGCGGGCGAGCAGGCCGAGGATGCGGGTGCGCAGCCACCGCCAGCGGCGCTGCTGCAGCAGGCCGGGCTCGTCCAGGTCGATGCCGTACTCGGCGTGCAGGTCGCACTCGATCAGCGACCAGCGCTCCAGCAGCGCACCCCAGGTGACGGCGGTCCCGTCGACGGTCAAGCCGTCGTCGGGGTCGTACCAGTCGCGGAGCCCCGTCAGCTCGTCGAGCTCGCCGCCCGACCCTTCGTCGCTTCCGGGGCTGCTGCTTCCGGGCCTCGCTCCCAGAAGGTCGCGGCGGCCTCGTCGTTACCGGCGATCCAGAAGAACGCGGTGATCGCGGCGTGCTTGATGCGCGGCCACGAGACGCCGTCCGCGACCATCTCGTCCAGGACCGGGCCCAGGCACTTGCGGTACAGCTCCGACTCGCGGGCGTCGTCGAGCTCGGCCGCGCCTTCGTCCTGCTGGCCCTTGGCGGCGGCCATGCCGACCTCGGCCAGCCGCTGGCAGTACAGGCCCACCTCGGCGGAGGCGGGCGGCACCAGGTACGTCTTGCCCTTGATCGGCAGCTCAAGGCCGTCGTCAAGGAAGTCGTCGAGTTCCTTCAGCTTCACCATCAGGTCAGGCCGCCGGGTTCGTGATCGCGACGGGCTTGCCCTGGCCGGACAGCTCGGCCTCGAACGGCTCGAGGTCGGTCGTCTCGCCGCCGCCGCCCTTGTACTGGACGGCGACGGTGCCGGTGAAGGCGTCCGGGGAGCCGTCCTTGCGGTACCAGCGCACCTCGGCGGAGGCCTCCAGGCCGACCACGAGTCCCGCGGTCCGCAGCGCCTCCTGGCCGGCGTCGGGGACGAACCCGGCGCTGGCGGCGTCGCGCTTGCGGCGGCCTTCGACGGTCAGCTTGTACTTGCGCTGGGTGACGACGTCGGAGCCCCAGCCGTCGCTGTCGAAGTCGGAGTCGTCCTCGGTCTCCGACTCGATCTCGAAGCCCATCTTGGTGAGGCCCTTGACGGTGGTCCACGTCGGCGACGCCGTGGTGCCGGTGTTGATCTCCAGGGTCCAGTCCTTGGCGAGCATGCTGCGCAGCGCCATACGTGCCTCCTGTGGCATGCGGGATCAGTTCGCAGCGGGACCGCTACGAACTGGATTGGTGTGGGGTCAGGCGGGCCGGTGCGGGCTGGGCCGGTGCACCAGCAGCTCGTAGGAGTCGGCGCGCAGGTGGCGGCCGTTGGAGTCCTTGTCGAGCGGGGCGACGATCTTGCGGGAGGCGAGCAGCAGCAGCACGCCCGTGGGCAGGACCACGTCGGATGCGCCGTGCAGCGTGTCGAACAGCCCGTCCGCCAGGTCGTCGACGGTGCGTGGGTCGCCGGTGCCGCGGATGCGGAACTGCACCTGCATGCTGGAGTCGGGTTCGGCGATGTCGTCACCGGCCCGGCCCGTGCCGTACACCGCCGCTGAGATCGCCCGGTCCGGGCTGGGCGGCAGGCCGCCGATCGTGAGACCGACCTGGTTGGCGGTGTAGATCCCGGACGGGTTCCAGTGGCCGACGCCTGCGTCGGCCAGCACCTCGTGCAGGCCGGTGAGCAGGTCCAGGGAGAAGCTCACAGGCCCCCCTTTCCGAACAGCACCTTCTTGAGCTGGGCGGCGATGATGTCGCGCATCACCGTCGCCTGCTCGCGGTGCGGCTCCTCCAGGTACTTCCAGGTGCGGCCGGGGTCGTGGGTGTAGCTGCGGCCCTTCTCGTCGGTGTCCGGAGGTGGCGGCACCTCGTGCTGGATCAGCGCGTACGGCGTGTCGGCCGACACCGCGCCGATCAGCCGGGTCTCGTCCACCGACTCCTTGATCGAGCGCTCCAGGGTGCCTTGGTCGAGCGGCACCCGGTCACGGGCCGCCTTCACCAGGTGCTTGCCTGCCAGGCGCAGCCCGCGCACCGCCGCCGCCTTCACCGCGGCGTTGATCTGCGCGGCCGGGACGCCCTCCTTGAAGGTGCGCTTCACCATGCGGGCATCACTGGCACACCACCTCCAGATGGTCCGGGGTGGGCAGGCCGCCGCCGTCGCGCACGTAGGAGGCGATGACCGTGGTGGTGCGCCCGTTCACGGTCACCTCCGACCCTGCCGGGCACACCACGCCGGGCCGCATGTAGAGCGTGATCTCCGAGACGACCTCGGCGCCCTTCTCGTCGCGGACCATGCGCCGCTCGTCGTCGGCCAGGCACGGCTCCGTCGACGCGTCGCCGAAGACCGGCCCATAGGCGCCCGCCCCGAGGTGGGGGCGGATGACGGCGGTGTGACGCAGCAGCCAGTCAGGCAGCAGCATCACCACCACCCGCCCGTGTCCATGACGAAGCCCGGCAGCAGCCCGGCCGAGCGCAGGATCGAGTGCGCGTCCGGCGCATGCCGGGAGGTGCCGCCTTCGTTGGAGCCGCCGCGCGACAGCTTCACCGACCCGATGGCGACGTCCTTGAACGCCGACGCGACGCCGTACTCGTCGCCGTGCGCCGACGTCCACGCCGCCTGAGCGCACGTGGCCCGCCGTACCGCCTCGCGCACGGCGGGTTCGGTCGGCATGCCCGTGTCGTCGGTGCGGTAGTAGGCGGTCAGCAGCAGCTCGTCGATCCGCTCGGACGCCCGCTCCAGCCGCCTGTCGATGTCGGCGGGCAGGTCGGCCTGCCCGGTGTAGTCGGTGTAGTCGGCTGCGGATGCGTAGACGAGCACGACTCACCTCCTCCTGTTACGGGTGCTCGATGAGCTGCACGGTCAGGCCGGTCGGCGCGCTGTAGTCGAGGTGGACCTTGCCGTTGGGCTGCCGGTACACCGACGTGAACGGGCCGATGGTGACATCGCCGGTGTTGGCCGGGATGACGACCTCGCGATCGTCGACGGGCAGGCCGTCGACGGTGCCGGTCGTCGGGATCGTCACCGTCGCCGCCGAGGTGTGCGCGTTCTTGATGCGCACCAGCCGCTTGCCGTTGTCGGCGAACATGTGGCCGTCCGCGATGGCGGGAGTGCCCGTCCAGGCGAGGCCGGCGCGAGACGTGGCCGCAGGGACCAGGTCAGTGCGGGCCATCAGGCCCCCTTCCCGAAGGTGTCGATGAGGGCCTGCTTGGACAGGGCTCGTGCCTGCGCCTCAGGCATGCCGCGGGAGATGGCGTAGTCCGTCCACTCCTTCTTGGGCTCGTGGTCGGCCGGTCGGGTGACCGGCACCGCCACGGGGACGACCGGGTCGTCGGCCTCGGCCGCCTTGCCCTTCGGCGGAGGCGGCGAGGCGACGAGCTCCCAGTTGTCGAGCGCGTCGAGACGAGAGGACCGCTGCGCGTACTCCACCACCTGGCCGGTGTTCCGGTTGTAGTAGGAGTACGTGCCTGCCACGTCGGACGCGATGGTCTTGACCGCGCCGGTCGCGCCCATCGCGTTGACGTTCTCGGCTGCGGTCATCGCGCCCATGTGATCCACAGGGGTGCGCGGGCCGGGCATCAGAAGTTGGCGTCCTTCTGGATGTCGACCTGGATGATCAGGTCGGTAGGCGCGGTGCCGCCCGCCGTGACGACCTGCACCGCCAGGGTGTCGCCCTCGACGAAGCGGCGGGCGGCCACGGCGGCGAGCGAGGCGGCGGTCCAGGTCGTGGCGGTGGCCACCGACAGGTCGCCGGTGAGCATGGTCACGCCGTTCTTGTGGGCGTTGACGGTGGGGGCGGCGCCGGAGCCGCCGATGCGGTAGGCGCGGACGGCGACGACACGGCACGGGACCGGGGCCCGCCACAGGACGTGGGTGCCCGCGGCGACGTCGGCGCCCTTGAGCGTGATGGTCTTCTCAGTGATGCGGGGCTTGTAGCCCATCAAGGTCTCCTTGCAGGAAAGGAGCGGAACCGCTTCACAGCGGTTCCGCTAGGAATCGACTAGGCGACGTCGGCGTCCTTCACCAGGACCGCGCGGTTGGGGTCGAGCGTCTTGGTGCCGTACAGCGTGTCGATCGAGCACACGTCCTGCTTGAGGTCGATGTCGTAGTCGATCACGACGCGCAGCGAGAAGCCCTTGTAGTTGGCGACGGTCGCGCGGGCCGCGCCCTGCGGCAGCACCAGCGGCCGAGTGACGAGGCAGAACGCCGTCCGGTGGAAGGCGACGCCGACCTCGGACTTGGAGTTGCCGGAGACCTGCGCGGGCCGCTTGATGTTCTGCGTCGAGTACGGGTCGAACCCGAAGACGCGGCGGCCGAGCGAGGCCTCGCGCAGGCCGTCCGTGGTGCCCGAGGTGTCCACCTGGTGGAACAGCGGGTCGGACAGCCAGTTCGCCTTGATCTGCGGGCCGATCACCGCCGAGCGCTGCGTCGGGGCGACGTTGCGCTCGTTCAGGACGCGGTCGGCGTCGATGAGGACCTGCGGCTTGTCCCAGGTGTGGATGTTCGGGTCCAGGACGACGCCGACCTCCTGGGTGATGTCGTCGCGCAGCGCGAGCAGGTCGCGGTCGATCTTCTGCGCGATGGCCTCCATCGCCGGGGTGAGCAGCTGGGTCGCGAAGTCCTCGATCTCCAGCGTCAGCTCCTCCGTGGTGACGGCGAAGGAGACGTCGGCGAAGTGGTTCAGCGTGACCGGGATCGCCGTCTCGGTCGCGTTCTGGATCTGGATGCCCTGGCTGCGGTCGTACTCGTAGGCGTCGAACGTCGCGGGCTTGCGGACGTTCACGGTGTCGCCCTGCTTGCCCGCGAAGTCCTGGTCGAGGTCGCGGTGCACGAGCTGCGCCATGACGCAGGTCTCGTACAGCGTCGCCAGCGCGGCGCTGGCGATCTTCTGCGGGGTGAGGAACGTGTTAGCCATGTCGGCTACTCCTTCTTGGCGCGCCGCTTGGCGCGGAAGTCATCGACGGACGGTTCGTCCGATTCGCTGCGTCCGCCGGGCCCGCCGCCGAACTCGCCTCCGGATCGCTGAGCGGCCGGCGCCTGGGCGGCCGCGAACTTGGGGTTGTCGTTGACGGCCTGCGTGATCGCGGCGGTCAACGTGTCGTTGAAGCCAGCGGCGTCGGGGTCGAGGCCGTGGATGTTGCTCAGGAAGGACCGGGAGTCCAGGAGAGCGTCAGGGTCGGCGCCGGTCCGCGTGGAGATGCGGTGCACGGCCAGCTCGACCAGCGCCATGCGGTGCCGCTCGGCCGACTGCCGGGCCTGCGTGTCGGAGGCCTGCTTGTCGGCGGTCAGCTGCGCGATGACCTGCTCGGGGTCGGGCGGCGGAGCTTCCTCGCTGGTCGTGATGCCCAGGGCGTCGGCGATCTGCTTGGCGACGTCGTTGCGGACCTGGCTGGAGATCTCCTCCACGGAGGGGCCAGCAGGCGGCGTCTCGGCCTGCCGCTTCACGTCCGCCAGCTGGGTGCGGAAGTCCGCAGCCTCGGTGCGCAGGTCCTTGACGAGCTTCTGCGCCCACGTGGGCAGCTCGTCGACGCGCTTGGCGTTGGGGTTGGCAGGCGGATCATCCTCGACGGCGGGGCCCGCCGTACCAGCGGACGAAGCGCCAGCACCGGCAGCACCGGCAGGATCACCTGCGCCGCCCGCGCCGCCCTCGGGCGCACCTTCTGAACCTCCGCCGATCAGGCGGATCGGAGCGCCGCTCTTGCGGTATCCGATGATCGCGCCCGGCGTCATCGTCATCAGATCAGACATCGTGTGGCCCTCCTGGAGCCGGACATGCGAAAGGCCCGCCGCCAGGACGGGCCTTCAGGGGTTTGTGGGAGGACAGTCAGGGTGACTGGCCCGGACATGCGAAAGGCCCGCGCCAGGCGGGCCTTTCAAGAGTGATCAGGGTCTGGCTACGGGGCTGCGACCTCGAAACGCAGCACACCGTCCGACCACGGGCCGTTGTTACTGGGCCAGGTCTCGCCCAGCTCGCCGGCGAAGTAGGCGAACGTGTCGGCGTCGGTCCAGGAGAACAGCCGCTGCTTGCCGCGGACCAGCCGGTCGACGTGCGGCGACGATGACGACAGGACTCCGTCGTCGCTGAGGGACAGGACGCCGATGTCGTCGCCCTCGCCGATGTCCACGAGACGCATCGCTCTCATGGGGCCACGATAGAGGTCGTGCCGGTGGCGCGCCGCCCCACCTGGTTAAGCCAGTGCAGGCTGTAGTCCAGCCACTGTTCCCGGCCGAGCAGGGCGAAGTCGGGGCGCAACGCTTCCAGCCGTGTTCGCAGCACAGCGATGTCCTCCGGCGTGAATCGGTTGGTGTTCTTCAGCTCGAACGTGCGCCAGCTGAACAGCTGGCTCGCGAACGGGCCGCTGGGGTTGAGGTGGCTCAGCGGCAGCGGATCGTCGCCGAAGCCGCCTTCCCAGGCGAGGCCGTGGTCGATGCCCGCCAGCTCGCCGTTCTTGCCGATCATCCAGTTGTTGAGATGCCGGTCCGTGTTGGCGGTCAGGACGTCCAGCAGGCCGAGGAGCAGCCCTTCGCGGGAGGCGATAAGCCGCTCGCTCACTCCGTCTGGGTCAGGCCCGGTGTACTCGGCCGCGGTGTCGCCTTCCACCCAGTCGGTGTAGTACTCGGCCTCTCCTGTTCGGTAGACGCGAGGGACCGGAGCTCCGATGGCGCGCCCGAGCAGCGAGGACAGCTGCTCAGCGTCGGTGTCGCGGCGCCCACTCGTCTTCTTGCCTCGATCGTCCGTCGCCATCTGCTTGTGGAAGCCTTCGGTCCCGTTGACGAACTGCACCTTCGCCTTGACGCCTTGGATGCCCTTGGCGATGTTGCGGCGGCTCGCTTCGCCCGAATCCACGTTGGTCTTGATTGCGGACACCTCGCCCAGCCGGTGGTGCCAGGGTGTGTCGGGCCCTTCCTCGCGGGTGGGCTCTGCCTCTGCCACGTCGGAGGGGGTGTCGGAGCGGGCCGGCTCTGGCTGAGACGGAGGCTCGGTTCGCGCAGGAGGCGTCGCGGGCGGCGCTGCAGGAGACGGTGTCGCAGGAGACGGCGCTGCAGGGGGCGGCGCAGCCTCGGCGCGGTCAGCGGCCGGACTCTTCGGCTCTGCCGCCTGAGGCTTGGGCGGCTTCTTCTCGTACGGCGCGGGCATCGTCTCGTTGGCCATGAGCCGTTCCCGGCCGCGCTTGCGCCTCAACCCTTCGTCGGCCACGTGCGCGGCCAACGCCTGCTGCCAGGCCTCCACCTTGGCCTTGGCGACCTGCTTGGAGTGGTCGTCGACGGCGACGGCCTGCTTCTTCTTCCACTCGCGGACCTTGCGCTCCAGGGCGCGCTGTTTCTGCGTCGCCTCGTACGACGGCGCGTCCACGACCGGCGCGGGCGTGGTCACCCCGGGCAGGTACGCCGTCAGCGAGTGTCGGCAGTTCGGGTGCAGCAGCCCTGCGGCGCGGGCCTCGGACACCGTCGCCGCCACCTCGACGGTCACCATCTGGTCGGGGTCGAGGACGCTCTCCACCTGGCGCTGCCCGGCCGCCCCGCGGTGCGCCAGGACCTTGTTCTCCCAGCGGTCGCACACCGAGCACGACGACGGAGCCCGCGACACGATCACCAGCTCCAGGCCGGCGTCGCCCAGCGTGGCCAGCTCGCCCTCTACGGCCGCGCGGGCGGTCGCGGTGCGGGTGGCCATCTCGGCGTACTCGCGCATCCCCCAAGCGCGGCCTGCGGCGTCGACGAAGCCCTTGATGCCGCCCGCGGCGAACTGGTTCAGCGCGTCCTGGACGGCGTCGCGCAGCGTCCGCGACCCGGCCAGTACCGGCCCGGCCACCTGGCCGATCACCTTGCGGTAGATGTCGTCGGTGACGCGCAGCACGGCCAGGTGCAGCACGTCGAACTTGCCGACGATGTCCCCCGTGAGGTGCTCGGCCAGCTCCAGCACGCCCTGCCCCTGGTTGACCAGGCCTGAGGAGCCGAGCTTGCGGGCGTCGCGCATGACGCGCGCCAGCCGCTTCTTCAGCTTCTCGTCGTGGACCTGCTCGACAGCGCCGACGATCGCCTTGTCGACCCCGGCCTGCCACGCGGTGTTGACGGCGCCCTTCGCGGCGGCCTTGGCGGCCTTGTCGAGCCGGGCGACGATCCGCGCCGCCTCCTTGCGCAGCTGCTGGATGTCGGCCAGCCGCTTGGACGCCCAGAAGTCGGCGTCGTCGCTGCTGGTGTCCTTGGCGGCGTGCTTGGCGATCGCCTCCAGCAGGTCCAGCTCGGCCTGCTCGTAGATGCGGGCGACCTGCTCGGCCTGGGCCAGAGCTGCGGCGACCTGCTCGGTGACGGTGGCCACCCGCTACCCCCTTCGTGGAGGGGCGGCCGGGTCAGGCTGCCTTGGGAGCGTCGGGGATGTAGGTTTCGCGCAGCTTGGCCGGGTCTTCGACGAGCACGCCGAGCTCGGCGCGCAGCCGCTTGGTCTCCTCGCGCACCTGCGTGTCGTCCCACTCGGGGTGCAGCATGCGGATCTTCGTCTCCAGGGAGGCGACCTGTGCCCGGTTCAGGAAGTCGAGCGTGCGGGCCATCGCCTCCGGGTCCGGCATGACGCCGTCCGGCCATTCGACCTGGGCGCGGGCGGCGACGACCTTCGAGTTGAACACCTTCTGGTCGACCGTCAGCAGGCAGTCCGTCAGCCACGCCAGCGTCGGCGTCCAGTAGCCGGTCTTCCGGCCGCGGGTCGTGTACGACTTGTGGCGGCGCATGTGCATCTCGGTCGCGGTCGCCGCCTGCCCGGCGTTGTCGTCCTCGCCGAACGACTGCATCGAGTACCCGGCGCCGCGCAGGATCTGCGCCAGCAGCGACTTGGCCGACTCCTTGTGCTCGGCCACGCGGATGTCGAACTGCGAGATCGTGATCATGCTGCCCGCGTTGTTCGGCGACGGCAGCATGCCCAACCCGGAGAAGAACTCGCGGTCCGGGTCGAACGACGCGCCCTGGCCGCGGCCCCGGTTCTCCAGGTACACCTCGGGCAGGAAGACGCGGCCCTTGCCGAGCCGGATGTCGCGCATCCAGGACGTGTAGACCTCGTCGAGGCTGTCCATGAGCTGCTCAACCCCGGCGTAGTCGGAGCGGCCCAAACTGGTGCCGCGCAGCGTCCGGTGAGGACGCATGTTCGGCACGTAGGAGACGAGCAGCCCCTTGTATCCGGTGTCGAACCCGCCCGCCGCGTCGACCAGCTTGGCGAAGTCAGCGGTCTCCGGATGGTCGGCGAGCGGCTGCGCGTCACCGAGACGGTCCTCAGTGCCCTTGTACAGGCCGTGGAAGACGCGACCAGACTCGTGCCGCTCCAGGTGCCGCCAGACCGTCTTGTGGTCGTCTTCCAGCACCCGCCAGAACGTGACCGCCTTCAGCCGGCCGTTGGCGAACTCGGGCACGCCGGCGTCGGCGGGCACGAGGTCGACGATCGGGTAGTCGGCGACGTCGGTGTTGTAGCCGACGCGCACGTACACGCCGCCGTACCCGGCGCCGAGCTCGGCCCCTTCGAGCAGGACGCCGTACACGCCGCCCTCTTCGAGGATCTTCTCCAGGCGGGTCTGCGAGTCCTCACCCTGCACGCGCAGCGTCGGCGGCTCGGCGAACAGCAGGTCGGCGCTGGTGGAGGCGATGTCTCCGGCGACCGGGACGTGCAGCTTCGGGGTGAACGTCTGGCCGGGCAGCTGCTTGCGCGCCCAGAACATCGACGTGACCCGCCCCCACAGGCCGAGCGGGTTGACCTGCGGACGGTCCCAGCCCTTGGCGTCCAGGCCGTAGGCCGGGCTGCCGAATGCTCCGCCGTACACCTTCGCGAGCCGTTCAGGGTCTCCCGAGTACCACGCGCCGTGGATCTCGTACTGGTGCATCTCGGGCTTGATCTTCGGAGGCGGCCACTCCATGTCACGCTCAGGCAGCGGCATGGCATCCCTCCCCCGTGGGCAGTGCGTTGAACTGGGCGGACACGTCGGCCCTCTCGATGGTCAGATGATGGGGACGAGGCCGGACGGCAGGACGGGCTCGATGTCGGGGCGGGTGACGCGCACCCACGCCTGCCAGGTGCCTTCGGCCAAGGCGACAGCGTCAGGGCCTGGGCCGACCCGGACGCGGGCGTGCGCGCCCTCCAGAGTTCGGCCGCTCCACTCGGCGTCATGCCACTGGCCTTCGGCCGGCTCGACGCCGGGCACGGTGAAGGCGACCTCGACCGGCTCAGCGCCGGAGGCCCCCTCGACGTACAGCCACACGTACTCCCGAGACAGGCTGCTGATCGGCTGCACGCCACCGGCTCCTCTCGCATGAAGGCGGGCCGCCCACGAGCGCCTGGGCCGCCCGACACGCAGCAGCGGCCAGACGCGCCCGATACGGCCTGCAAGGGTGATCTCGTCGGCGCGGCCGACGACGACAACGAGGGACGCGCCCACGAAGATCGAGGCGCCGGAGGAGTGCTCGACGGCCAAGCCGACGAAGGCGGACTTGTTCGCCTCGATCGGCCAGCTGGCCGCAGACTCGGCCGCCGTTCGGACCAGCTGCTGCTTGGCGGCCCGGATGGGGCGCGGCAGCGTCATGTCGATGGCGCGGCCGATCGTCTGCGCCTTGACCGGGGTGATCGGCAACGCCATGTCGGCCTGCACCGCGGTGTAGAGGCGGGCCTTGGCCCGGATGATGCCGGCGCTGTCGTGCTCGTCGGCGCGGCCGACCAGAACCCGCTTGCGGGCGTCGGTGGTGGAGGCGGTGTCGGTCTCGCTGGCCTGCTTGACCAGGCCCGCCTTGACGGGCGAGACGTGGCCGGGCTCCGTCGACTCCAACGCCTTGCCGACCGGCACGACCTTGGCCGCCGCGATCGGGTGAGCGGTGTCGTGCTCTTCCACCTGGTGCGCGTACCGGCCGCGGGCGAAGGTGAAGGCGGTGGCCGAGTCGGTCTCGACGGCTTGTCGCGCCACCGGTGCGGCGAGGGGTCGGACGATGACGGGCCGGTTGGGATAGCTACGCCCTGGGCGGGCCATCGCTCACCTCCGCTACCAACTCGATGCTCGGTGCGTTGCAGCGCGGGCCGCGTGCACGATGCGCGGCGGCGAGGGCGCGTCGGGCGCGTTGAGGATTTCGATCGCGGCCCAATGCCAGTCGGCAGCGGCCGTGCCGGGGGCGTTCAGGTTGAACGTGACCGCCTGCCCGGCCGCCGTCGCAGGCGCCGCCTTGTGCAGGAACAGAGCCGACCCGGGGACACCCGGGCCGTGAAGGTCAGATTTGTAGTAGCGGTCGAAGATGTCGGTGGAGGTGGTTGGCGTCGCGGTCTCGGCGACTTGGTCGTCCTCGTAGCCAACGGCCAGGCCGAGCGTTCCGGCCCTGCTGCTGTTGTAGCCGGTGACGGTCGCGTTGTTGGTCGTCAGCGACCCGCTGCCGCCCTGGCCCACGGCCACCGGGGAGGCCTGGCCGGTCACGACCCATACCTTCATCCCGCCGACCATCTCCGCTGCGGGCATCTCGATCTCGAGCCCGGTCCGTGCTGCGGTCAGCGGAGCCGTCCAGAGCTGGGCGTACGTCCACAGCGGGGACTCTTGCTGGAGGGTGAAGGTGACGCCGTCGGCCAGCGGGGTCGACGACCCGTACCCGGCGAACCCCACGACGAGGAGAGCCCCCGCGGGGGTGTTGAACGGCCCGACCGACAGGGCGTCGTACGCGGTGGCCACGAGCGGCAGCGACGGATCAACCTCGACGGGCACCGTAACCTCCTCAGATGAACAGCGAGGCTCGGGGCTGGTCGAAGAAGGCGTCGGTGCGTCTGGTGAAGGAGCCGGTCATCGTGGCCTGCGCCCCCCGGTCAGGGTCCACGCTGCTGCGTGCCGTACTCGGCGGCCACAGCCGCCTGCACGCCCCGCACGAGATCCCGCTGGCCAAGATTTCCGCCGCCGCGTCCCCGCCCGCGCGGCTGGCGCTCGGCGACCTCGGCGGACAGGACGAGCTGGACTACCTGCTGTGGGACCAGCTGGCGCACCAGCTGCTCGCCCGGTCGGGCAAGGCCACGCTGGTGCACAAGAGCCCCACGGACGTGCCGCACTGGCGGCGGCTGGCCTCCTGCTGGCCCGATGCCCGCTGGATCTTCCTGCTGCGGCACCCGGGCAGCGTGCTCACCTCGTGGCTGGAAGCCACCCGGCACGGCCCCGCCGCCTCTGCCCGATACCTGCGCGGCTGCATGGACGCCGTCTCCGACGCCCGCGCCGCCCTGCCAGGCTGGACAGTCCGGTACGAGCAGCTGACCGCAGATCCGGAAGCGGTGCTGCAGGACGTGTGCGGCTTCCTCGGCGTCGACTTCGAGCCGGCCATGCTCCACTACGGGCCGCGCCACAGCGAGTGGCCGCGCGGCCTGGGAGACTGGCGCGACAAGATCCGCACCGGCGCTGTCCAGCCGCCTCGCCCGCTACCGGCCCCTGACCTTGTGCCGGAGCTGCTGCGGCCGGTCGCACGCGACTGGGGCTATCTGCCCTAGATGCGCTCGACCCACAGAGTGACCATCGCCGACACCGCCGCCGGGAACGTCGCGCGGATACCGAAGATCGACGACGGGGCGAAGTCGGGGCTGTCGCCGAGCGGCCAGTCGTACAGGACCAGGCCGCCGTTCGGCGAGAGCGGCCACGGGTCCAGCACGCTGATGCCGGTCGGCTCGCCCGTCAGCGTGTGCTGGGCGGTCAGTCCGTGCGCGATGGTCCTGCCGTACACCTGCTGCACGGTCGCGCTGGTGACGCTCGCCCCCGCCGCGGTCGCGGCGATGAGGTCGATGATGCCGGGCACCGCCGTGGCCGAGGTGCCGTTGAGCCCGACCCGGATCTTCTTGATCTCCAGCCCGAACGAGGACGGGAGCGTCACCTGCAGCAGCGTCTTACCGGCGCCACCGGCAGGGACGGCCGTCCACGGCGCCTGGATCGTGTAACCCGCCTTGGCCATGTCAGGCCGCCCGGTAGAAGCCGGTGGCGTCGATCTGCGCCACCACGTTGGTGCCGTCCGGCGAGACGACGAAGTCGTGGCCTGAGACGGGCACGATGTCGGCGTCGGCCGCGCCGGCCGTGGGCCGGTAGCAGACGAGCAGCTTGCCCCACGAGTCGCCTGTGGCGACGCTGTTCCACGTCTGGTCGGGGATGTCCAGGTCGGTGCGGTGGTTGGTGTCGTCCGGAGCCCAGGCGGCCAGGTCGGCCGCCACGAGCACCTTGCGGGCGTAGCCGACGTTGGTCACCTCGTTGGAGGAGCCGCCGAGGATGGCCGACAGCGTGTCGGCGATCCGCAGGTCGGCGTCGGTGGCGAGGCCGGTCTGCGCCAGCGCCACCACCACGAGCGCCGTACCGGCCGGGTCGGATGACTTGACGCGGTGGTAGAGCTCCACCCCGCGCCCCTTGGAGATGTTGAAAACGAAGTCCACGTGGCTCCTCACGCTGTTCCGATGGGTGGGGCTTGCGTTGTGGCCGCGCGCCGCCCCTCAACGGCGCGCGGCCACAGCCGCGCTCGACGCGCCCACGGGGACGGGGGCGCGGAGCGGGCCCGCCCCGCGGAGTAGGCGGGGCGGACGATCAGGGAGGTCAGGCGGGGAGGCGTTCCATCAGCGGCAGCCACGCCGCCTGCGTGGTGTGCAGCAGGTAGCGGCCGGCGTCGAGCGCGTGGTCGTCAAGCTTGATCGGCGAGTCTTCGCCCTTGTCGGCCTTGCGGTCGTCCCACGCGTACGAGCCGACCTCGTCCAGCCAGCCCTTGCAGGAGGCGTGGACGCGCAGCTGGTCGGCCGAGATGAGGTTCGCGACCGTGCGGATGCCGTCGTTGACGGAGTTGTCGGCCGGGACCGGCGACCAGCCGTCGCGGTACAGCTGCGTGATGAACGAGGCCGCGGACGGGTCGACGACCGTCCACTGCGGCTTCACCCCGTAGGTGCCGGGCCCGTACGTGTCCGGGATCTTGGCCAGCCACGCCGACAGCGCCTTGGAGTACTCGCCGTCCGTCAGCTGGCGGCGCTGCGCGCGAGCGTCCCACCGCCACTCGGCGGCGAAGTAGATGCGGCGCTGCCCCATCCGGTCCGGCACCGACACCCCGGCCAGCAGGGCGTTGAACGGGTTGGTGGTGCCGTAGTCGATGCCCAGGCCCAGCCACTTCTCCATGGGCGGCAGCGAGGTGACGACGTGGATGTCGGGGTCCCACATGTCGTAGATGGCGCCCTCGGCCATGACCCACAGGCCCTCGATGAAGCGCTTGTACCAAAGGCCGGTGAACTCGGCCTTCAGCGCCTTCACGTAGGCGGGGTCGAGGAACGGGTTGTCGTCGAGGGTGAAGTGCCAGTGCTTCAGGTCCAGCTCGTGAGAGCGGTCCAGGAAGTCCTTCTTGAACCAGTGGTTGGGCGCGTCCGGGTTCGTCGTGCAGAACAGCTGGGCGCCCTTCACCGACAGACGCGACAGCAGCATGTCCCAGAAGGGCCGCTCGATCAGCGTCGCCTCGTCGACGTACGCCCCGGCGCACGTCATGCCGCGCAGCCGGTTCTCCGAGCGGGCGTCGTTGGAGGAGATGATCTCGACGCGGCGGCCCATGATGTTCGCGGTCGGCGCCCCGCGCGTGTAGATGATGCGGCGCGAAATCGGCCCCATGATCGCCGGGTCCATGAGCACGTCGAAGATGTTGCGGCTGATCGTGTCCGCCGTCTTGCCGACGATCACCAGGGAGCCGCCGCGCGGCGCGTTGGCGATGTAGGCGACCCACCTGATCAGCGAGGCGACGGTCTTGCCGGAGCGGATGGCGCCGTGGAAGCAGTTCAGGCGGGCGGTGGAGTCGGCGATGGCGAACTCCTGCTTGGGCGACAGCAGCGGCCCGTCGACGACCGCTGTCACGCCTCGATCTCCGCGATCACCTCGGCCTCGATAATGGCGTCCACGTTCGGCTGCGCGGGCAGGTGCTTGGCCTGCAGCTGGGCGAGCATGTTGCCGAGCAGCGAGGCCATGTCGGTGTCGCCGACGCCGTTGCGGTTGATCAGGTCGAGGCCGAGCAGGGAGCTGCGCCGGTTGATCGTCTTCAAGATCGTCTCGCAGGACTGGACGTCGCCCTTGAGCGCCTTGGGCCACAGCGCGGCCATGACCCGGTCGAGCCGGTCGATCTCCAGCTTCAGCAGGTGCTCGGAGGCCATGTGCTCCTGCGCGGCGGCCCTCTGCAAAGACCGATCGATGTCCTTCGACACCGACGCGGGCCCGGAGTAGCCGAGACGCTCGGAGATGATGGCGAGCGGCACCCCGGCGATGCGCATCTGCACCGCCTGGTAGCGGCGCTGGGCGAGCTCCACCTCGCGGGCCTTGTTGACCTTCGGCATGAGGGGATGTCCTTCCTAGCGATTCCGCTACGTTCTGGCGTGCGTGCGCAGCGCCGCGAGCACCAGCTGAGGCAACGACAGGTCGCCGTCCCGCTCACGGATGACGGCCATGAGCTGGAACGCTTCGGCGTGCTCGTCGGCGGTGAGCGGCACGATCAGCTCAGCGGTCTGTCCGCTTCTGGGCCGTGGCGGCTCGGCGGGGGCTGGCTCGTCCCCGTCGTCCAGGGCCTCGTCGAGATCGTCATCGTCGTCCTCCTCGGACTCGGCGTCGTCCTCGGCGTGAGCCGGTCGAGGAGGAGGCGAGGAGGATCGGCCCGTGCCCGGCTCGTCGGCGACGATCTCGATCTCGTCGTCGAGGGAGTCGAGCAGGTCGGCCAGGTCGTCGTCGGTCCAGCCGGTGCCGTCCAGGCCAGGCAGCGACTGCAGCAGCGCGACCAGCTGCTCCTCGTCGTACTCGCTGTGCTCGCTGGTCCTGTTGTCGGCCAGCATGATCCGCTTGGCGGTCTCGTCGTCGACGTCCACCACCACGGCGGGAAACTCGGCCAGGCCCTTGGCGCGGGCGCCGCGCCACCGGTGCTCGCCGGCGATGACCCGCATGCGGGACTTCTGCACGACGACGACGCCGTAGAAGCCGTTCGTCTCGATCGACTCGGCGATGAGGTCGACGTTGCCCCGGTTGGCGTTGTCCGGGTGCGGGGTGACCGCATCCACCGGCAGCAGCACGTACTCCTGGTCATTGATGCGCGCCATCACCACCCCCGCTTCTGATCGGTGTAGGCCAGCGGCCGGAAGGTGAACTCCCAGATGACGAGCCCGCTCATCGCCTGGTTGGAGCGCTGGACCCGGGCGAGCGCGTACGCGTCGCTCTTCGAGCGGTTCATGATCGCCCACGAGTGGCGGAGGGAGGCCTTCAGCAGCCAGTGCGGCGCCCACGTCCGCGCGGAGAACCGCATCACGATCGGCGTGTTCACCATGTTGCCGGACCGGCTCGACAGGCTGCGGACGACGCCGCGACGGTGCGCAGCGTTGAGGAGCCAGGCAGGGATGTTCACGCCTGCCTCCGGTAGTCGCTGCGGTCGCGGCGCTCGTTGATCTGGTGTGCGGCGCGCGCCGCGGCGGTCAGGTCCCACATGCCGTTCTCGACCGACACCTCGGGCACGTCCACCCAGCCGTTGCTGAGCGTCTTGCCGTCGCCGACCGGGATGGGCGCGTCGGCCTTCCACTCCACCGTCCAGCTGTACTTCGCCCGCCACTCCAGCCGGGGCCGGCCGAGCCGCTGCTTGTGGAGCTTCAGCTGCACCTGGTGGAGCTCGCCGTGATTGAGGCGCACCCACTGGTAGGTGGGACCTTCGACCGGCTTGTAGGAGTAGCGCTTCGGGCCGAACAGCTTCTGCGCCAGGTCGAGGGAGATGAAGCCCTGCATCCAGCGCGGCTCGCCGGCCGACCAGGCGTCGCGGCGGGCCCACAGCTTCCAGCCGATCCGCCACTCGCCGACGTTGAGGCTGATCACGCGCGACTCGTATCCGTCCGGGTTCAGGCGGCGCTGCAGCCAGGTGCCGTGCGAGCCGAAGCCGAGGTAGATGGCACCGATCGGCCACATCCGCAGGTGCGCCCCGATCTTGTTGTCACTGCCGCAGTTGCCGACCTTCAGCTCGGCCGAGAAGACGCCCCACGTCTGGCCGACGACCACTTCGGCGTGCATGTCGCCGGTCGGCTTCACCGGCCACGGACCCGGCGGGCGCCGGTGGCCGCCGGACTCGCGGAACTCCGTGATGAAGACCACGTTGTCGAGTCGCCCGGTGTACGGCTCGCCGATCGCGTACCGCTCGGGGTCGAGGCTGCCCTGTGGGTCAGGCCGGACACCGCACCGGTCGCACACCACCCATCGGGCCGCGCTGAGCGCCTCGCCGATCGGGCCGTGCCCGTCCACGACGGGCTTGTGGCCGAAGAGGCGGCAGCGCAGCATCAGCCTCGGTGTCTCGTACAGGGAGTAGCGGCGGTGCGCCAGCATGCCCTTGGTCGGGCCGTCCTGCTTCAGGTAGTTGGTCGAGTGCCACCACATGGCGAACTCCAGAGGGTGAGGGGAATCCCGCTCGCGCGAGGGGCGCGCGGTGGGAGCATGAGGCCGTGAGCGAGCGACAGTGCGAGTGCGACGAGCACGTCCGTCAGCGTGACGAGCAGCAGGAGACCGGCAAGCAGCGGAGCCTGATCCAGGAGATGATCGACGAGCGGCACGAACGGCTCGTCGGGCTGCTACGACACGGAATCGCTTCACCTCGCTACATCGCGCCCGGCTGCGAGTTTCAGCAGCAGGTGGAGCGGGCTCGCTGGTTCAGCGGTTGACCCACACCGACTCGACGGCATGCCGCCGCTCGTCGGAGGCGGCGTTCCGCACCCGGAAGTCGATGCGCCGCCACCCGGGCAGCATGTCGTCGTACAGGTCGGACCGGTAGCCGGACAGCACCACCGCGCCCTCGCACGCGGCGAGGATCTTCAGCAGCGGAACGTGCTGGTGCTCCTTGTCCATCTCCTTGACGTAGTGGCCCGACCCGAACTCGTTGCGGGTGGAGCGCAGGTACGGCGGGTCGACGTAGAACGCCGTCGTCGGCGAGTCCATACGCTGGATCAGCTCCAGCGCGTCGCACTGCTCGATGAACGCCTCCCGCAGCCGCGCCGCATGCCAGCGCAGCGACGTTGACGCCCGCTTCGCCCCGGCCGGGTTGTTCACCCGCGTCCTCGAGGTCGGCCGGCGCCAGGACGCGCCGGCTTCGCCGGAGCGGGACTGGGTGCATTGGATCCACCAGCGGCGGGCGCGCTCCAGGTCGGTCGCGGTGGCGTCGCCGAGCTTGGCCTGTTGGTGCTCGGCGCGGGCGTACGGCGTGAACTGCACCGCCCGGATCAGCGCCTTGGGCTGGTCGCGCAGGGTGCGCATGAACGCGATCAGGTCGCCGTTGAGGTCGTTGATCGTCTCGATCTTGGCGGGCTTCTTCGCGAAGAACACCGCGGCGGACCCGGCGAACGGCTCGACATACACCTCGTGCGGCGGCAGTAGGCTCGCCAGGAACGGGGCCAGCTTGCCCTTCGCGCCGTAGTACTGGAACGGAGGGCGCAGCCCCATGGCGGTCCCCGATCGATCGTGAGGAGTGATGTGAACGACGAACCGACCAGCGAATACAAGGCGTTCGCCAAGGCCATGGCGGACATGCAGAAGGCCTTCGTGACGGTGGGCCGCACCTTCGCCGCGCAGGGCGCGATGGGGTGGGCGTACCGGGGCGACGTGCAGGGCCTGACGGCCACGCTCGACGCGATGGACGCCGAGCTGCTCACCGAGCTGTCGGCCGCCGCGCAGCTGCTCGGCTCCGAAGCCGACCAGGCGCTTGCCAGGAAAGCAGCCTGAAGTAGAGCCGCTCGTTTGGGGCCCATGACACGTTTCTTACGGGGACCCCAAGTACGCGGTGACGATTGCGCAACTTAAGGCTCTTGGTGTCCTTTTCCCGAGCGTGGCCCCAGCCCCAAAGTGGAGGACCACCGCAGGTCACGGGGCATGCGTGCCGGACAGCGCAGGTTCTGAGTGGTCAAGGGCTACCCGGCGGCTGGGGCCACGCTCGGCAGAATGACGCCGATGGGCCGCGTGATCCGGCTCACACTCCCGCGACCCGCGTCACGGTCCGGTTGCTGGATTCCTCTCATGGCTGACAGCAATATCCGCGAAGGGAATCACCATGCGACGTCATGTCACCGCGCTGCTCAGCGCACTAACGCTGGGAGCGGCCGGGCTCATCGGAACCGGATCACCCGCGCTCGCCGACACGGCGGGAACCGCTGCCACTCGCTCCTTCAGCTGTGAGTGGGAGCCGGGAAGCATCAACTTCTCGTGGGAACGTGGACTGACCAACACCCGGATCTACGTCAACAACCACTGCAGTGCCGTCAGATACTTCACGGTGACGCTCACCGACGCAGTCGGTGGCTGGAACGAGTGCTGGCGCGTCCCCACGGGGAAGAGCAGCAAGCAGTTCCATCACGCGCTCACTGGCCGCGTCGTGTCGATCCTGAGGCACTGCTGAGGGGATATCGCCATCCGGGTTGCGTGACGCCCGCCTGATTCTGCGGGTGACCCACTCGGCCAACGGCACCGGGACGGCGTTGCCCATCTGCCGGTAGCGGGCGGCGTCCGAGCAGCCGGGCACGTCGGTCCAGCCGTCCGGGAAGCCCTGCAGCCGCTCGCACTCGGTCGGGGTCAGCCTCCTGACCCCGACCCCTGCAGGAACGATGTGCCAGGCCTGGGCGGTGTTGTCATCGACTCCACCCCCGGCTCCGGCCATGTTCGAGGTGAGCGCCGACGCCACGATCGGCCCGGTGATCGGCTCGACCACGGGCAGGAACGTCATCCGGTCGAGGTCGTTGCACCAGCCACGACTGCCAGTGCCTCCGCCAAGGGTTCCGGCAACGTCCTGCGCCGCCTGGCCGCCCGGCGCAGGATCGACGCCGCGGCGGCCGGGCTCAAGAAGTACTTCGCGGGGACCGTCCGGTGATCCTCCAGCATGTCCGACAACGAGCAGACGACGGCGTCGCTGGGCCACTCCGAAGTATCGAGCGTCGAACACCCTCCAGGCGAACCCCATCCCGAGCTCGGCCAGGTCGTCGACAATCTGCGCGAAGTCCGTGCCCTGGTTGACCGAGAGGAGCCCGCGGACGTTCTCCCCGATGAACCAGGCCGGGCGCAGCTCGGCGAGCAGCCGCCGCACCTCCGACCACAGGCCGGAGCCGTCGTCGTCGAGGCCTCGCCGGCGACCGGCGACGCTGTTGCCGGTGCAGGGCCAACCTGCGGTGACGATCCCCTGCTCGGGGGTAAAGCCGGTTGCGAGGAGGCGGCCACCGGTCACCTCCCGCACATCGGAGAACAGCACGGTGTCGGGGAAGCGGGCGGCCAGCACCCGACGCGCGGCCTTGTCGATCTCGACGGCGGCCGTCACCCGGACGCCCGCGCGCTGCAGGGCGAGGTCGAAGCCGCCGACCCCGGCGAATAAGGAGATGGCGGTCAGCAAATCCCCGCGCACTCCTTAATGTACCTAGGTACGATAGAGGCATGGCAGGGATCGAACGGGTCACCGGACCCACCCTCGACGTCCTGGAAGCGCTCCTCCGAGCGCACCAGCAGAACGAAGAGCTGCACGGCTGGGCCATCATCAAGGCCACCAAGCGCAACGGCCCCACGGTCTACCGCGCCCTCGACCGGCTCCACGAAGCCGGATGGATCGAACGACGCTGGGAAGAGCTCGAACCCGACAACCCCGGCCCCCGCCGCCGCTACTACTCGCTCACCGGCGAAGGCATCCCCGCCGCTCGTGCACTGCTCACGCAGCGCCGTCCCGCAGCGCTGACGCCAAGGCCGACCCTGGGATTTGCGCCACTGACGTGGCTGCTCGGCCTCCTGGCTGGCGGTACCCGTTGAGTAGCCGAGAGATCATCCTCGGAGTCGTGCTCGGGCTGATCGTCAACGAGAGCTGCGACATCTCGCCCTGGTTGGCCCGCAAGCTGATACGGCGCGCCGCCTACCTGCAATCCTGCGATCCCGACGACGCTGCCGGTCGCGCGGAAGAGTGGATCGCGCTGATCAACGACCGGCCCGGCAAGCTCTTCAAGCTGGCCACAGCCATCGGATTTCTCGTGTGCGGGGTCGCGGTGCTGACAGGCAGGCGGGCCCGCCACACCTGGGCGGCCATGAGGCAGAAGCTGCGTCTGTTCCGATCTCTAGAATCGGTTCCTGAGCCAACTCCCGCAGATACCGGGCATCACGTACCGTCCCGCGAGTGGGTCTCGATCGACAGGATCCTGCTTCTGGATCGGGATAAGTTCACCGCCGATCACGACGTGTTCCGTACATGGCAGACCCAGGTGACAGTCAACGAGCTCCACAGGATGCTGAGAGAGGTGCGAACCATGCCTCCGGACAAGAGGCGAGCCATGGGTCCACTTTTCGCGCCTTGCCCAAGCCACCTAGAACAGCTTCTGTCTCGGCTAGAGAAGGCCTTGGCCGAGTAGCAGAGGCGCGAAAGCATGTTCGATAATGGCCGGATGCGTTACTCGGCAGCGTGTTCGCGGTGGCACCGGTTCGCCCGCCCGATGCTGGAGGACGCCAGCGGCGGCACCGGAGAGCAGAAGGCCGTCAACCCGCGCCAGGTCGTAGATGTGCTCTACGAAGACGGCCAGGTCAGGCACGCGATCCTGCGGGTGTGGCGGCGGCCGCCAGGAGGCGAATGGGAGTGCCTGATCGAGTGGCACTCCCCGACTGGATGCACAACCACCAGTCCTGGTTCCGCTACAACCCGATCTCGATGCGGACCTGCGGCGACGGGTGTCCCGTCCCTGACCCGCTCGACTTCTCCACCTGACGCAGACGCTCCAGCTCGGCCTTCGCCGCGGCGTGGTCGCGGCCGGCCCGCTCGGCCTGGCCGACGTAGCCGAAGGTGCTGGTGCCTCGGTCGCCGCACGAGCAGGCCCAGCGGAAGAACGGGGTATGGGCGTCCATCTTGCGGGCGGGCAGCGTGGAGACCACGTGCTCAGTCACCGTGCCCGCCCCTCCGGTATTCCTCCAGCTCGCGGCGCATCGTGTCCATGATGACTTCCCTGGCGTCGAGGGCGACCTGTACGCCCGGAGGAATCGGGTCACCGGCTGATGCGGCCCTGTCGGCGGCGATGGCGGCGCGGAGGGCCGTGCGAGCGTTCTCGCACGCTGCCGCGTCGAGAACGGCGTGGTTCGGGTCCCATTCGCCGTCGCGCTCGACACGAAGGATGGCCTCGCCTGGACGCAGAGCGACGGTGAGCACCAGTTCCTCGTCGCCATCGCCATCGAGGAGGATCGAGCCGCCGGGGTGCCCGGTGTCGAGGTTGTCGAGGACCGCCGCCAGGTTCGACACATCGACGCGTCGAAGGTGGAGGGACCAGTCGGCGACCTCGATCTCGGCGAGGTAGCCAGGCAGGCGTGGGGGCGAGACGATCAGGGTGTCGCTCATGATCTTTGTCCGATTCGCGAGGGGACATTCGATCGTGACCGTACCACCGCAATCCGTAGGCTTAGCCTCGATTACGACCAGAGATCAACGCCCTTCACGATCATGCTTATCCGGCAGGATGGCGGGCATGCCGACGCCCCAGCCCCCGCCTCCTCCGCTCAAGTTCACGCTTCGCTCGCTTGCTGGCATTGGCGCAGGCATGCTGCTCGCCATACCAGTCCTCTTTGCCTTGGGGCTCTTAATCACGGTGACTCCGGATTGGGTGGAGTGGGCGACCCTCGCTGCCATAGTCGTGGGAGGTCTCACACTCATCATCCGCGACAACTACCGGTCGCAGCGCTCGGCATACGAGGATGCCGTCAAGGTCCTTGCGGGTGTTCCCGGAGTGCGCCTGCGCGACCTGAGCTCCAAGATCACAACGTCTCTGCAGCAAACTGCAGAGCTGATGGACGAACTGACTCGTGAACTACACGCACAGCAGGTGGCCAACGAGGAGCTGGCTCGACGTTCTGCCGAACAGCAGCGCATGCTTGAAGTGAACCAAGAACAGGCTGAGAAGATCCAAGCCCTCATGGCCGGGGCGGCCCAGACGGTCATCGACGCCAACGTCGCGGCCGGGAAGCGCCAGCAGTGGACGTTCTTCGCCTTCGGCGTGCTGGTGTCCATCCCGATCGGCGTGGCGATCAACCTGCTCGTGCCGTGATCGTCTGTCCGGTTTGTTGCCGTTCGCGATCATCCCGTGTAGCGTCCGGGCATCACGTAACTGGCTCAGAGTTCGTGCGAGCGAAGCCCCGGCCCCTCACGGGTTCGGGGCTTTCCGCTTTACTGGCTCGCCACCGCACTGCGCGTGCCGCCGTGGCCGCGCACCTCGGCCTCGGCCTCGCGCAGCAGCTGGTGGACGAAGCCGTACGAGCGGCCGATCGCCGTGGCGATGTCGCGGATCGTCTGCCCGGCTTCGTACTGCTCGCGGACGGCCTGGGCGAGAGCGACGCGCTCGGCACCGGCGATGCGGACCTGTCTCTTCACGTGGATCATGAGGGGTTCCTTCGAGTCAGTTGTATGGGCATGACGAGCCCAGCGCTATACCAGACAGAATGCAGGGACTGTCTGGTGTGAGCCGAGACGTTTGCCCAGGTCAGCGCAAGGGTGGCGGTCGATACCTAATTCGGTCCCATGCTTGGCGTGGTCAGCCGCAACCGAAACCCTTGCCTCACGCAGCCCTGAACGATCTCGGCTCGGTCATGCTGCTGCCTCCCAGACAAGCTGGGCGCGTAGGTCGTCGCGGTCCGCGGGCGTCGGTGGGACCGGTTCGCCCCGCCAGATGCACGCCTCGATCGACGCCAGGTCGGCGTAGTCGTAGACGGTCTCCCGGCCGGCGCGGCCGAGCTGGCGGGCGCCATACCTGATCGCCCACTGGCGGATCGTGGCGGGCGTCCGCTCGAGCCGTTCGGCGGCCTGGGCGGCGGTGACGGGCGTCGGGTGCGGCGGGATCGCCTCACCTCGCATTCCGTGCGAAAGCACTCGTATGAGGCGATTCCGGACCTGACAGGACCTTGAAGCGGAGCGCTGTAGTCCACGCTGTGACGCGATCAGAACCGCGTGAAGGTGATCGGATAGGCGCGCGAATCGACGTCTCAGAATGGATCTCAGCGCTTCGCTTCGCTGGAAGGCGGTGGGGAGCCGCCCTCGCGCGAACGGCTCTCCCGCCTTACCCCAGGTCAGCGGCCTGCCGGAAGACACACGGGGACCGCTGGCAGGAAGTGTGACACACCTGCTGACCTGGCGCAACACCTAGCGGAAACGCTACGTCTGATCGCGGGCAGTGGCTCGCTCATCGCCACTCGTCCTTGAACCCGGGCAGGCGCTCATACCTGGCCGCCAGCCTGCGCACCGTACGGCACGGCCACTCGCCCCCGCACTCGCGGCACTCCTCCCAGAACAGGGAGTCGTCCTCGGTCACGGCCTCGGCCTGCGTCATACGGTGGTCGGCGAGGATCTGCCGCCTCGACGCGACGTCCGCCAGCACCGCGGGCGGGTCATGCCGTGCGATGTGCTGCGCCAGCTCCTTCGGGAGCTGTCGCAGCACCCGCTCGACAGGCACCGTCACCTGCTCGCCCCCGGTCAGCATGCGCGCCGGCAGGAGAGCGGCCATGGCTAGTCCCGCGTCGCGCTCCTCCTCGTCAAGCTGGTCCCGCAGGAAGCCGACGAGGTCACTCACCGCGCTGGCCCTCGGCCTGCAGGTACGGCGCGGCCAGCTGCTCCAACCACCGTTCCAACAGCGCCACCTCGCGCACTGCGTTCTCCCACACCATGAAGTCCCTCGTCATCGGACCCTCTTCAACGTCCTCCACCCGGGCCGCGGCCTCGTCGCGCAGCCTCACCGTGTGCTCGTAGTCGGCGAGCAGCTTCCGCTTCGCCGCCACTTCACGCAGCACGCGCGCGGGGTCGTGGACGGCGATGTGCTCGACCAGGCCGCCGAGGTCGCGAGCGACCATGATGCGATCCCAGCCGAGGAAGCCGTCCCCGGCGACATCGATGACGCGGAAGTTCTCCGAGCGGCCGTTGCTGTAGCGGATCGTGCTCTTGCCGCCCACCGCCTTCCAGGTTCGCTGGTCCTCCGGCCACGCCAGCGCCGCCCGCTCCTCCTCGTCGAGGCGGACCTTCATGAACTCCACCAGCTCGTTCACCGCTTCCCGCCCTTCGCGATCTCCGCCAGCACGAGGTCGCTCGTACCGAACTGGCCCCACATGAACAGGTCCTCGTGGCCGTGGCGGCACCGCATCACGGCCTCGAACCGGACGTACTCGCAGCCGTACGGGCAGTCGCACTCCCAGAAGCCGTCGCTGATCTGCATCTCTGTCGCCCGGAGCTGGTCGCATGCCATCAGGTGCGCGTCCTTGCCTTCCTTGCGGTAGCGGCGCCGGGTCAGCGTGTGCACGCGGCGCGTCGGCGTGATGGTCACCGAGGTCCTCCTACTCCAGGCCCAGCAGGCGACTTTGCCGCTGTCGCTCCACCCACGTCTCGTCGCACCCGCCCGAGTGCGCGTCAAGCTCGTAGCGTCCGGCGTCGGCCGTGCTGCACGCCGGGCAGCAGAACAGCACGTTCACCGGCACCGCCCGGTCGCAGTCCGGCTTCCGGCACTCGTGCAGCCACGTGCCGCCGAGATGGAGCGACCCGGCTTCGAGCAGGATGCGCCACCGCGGCCGCGCCGGCGTCGAGCTCGCGTCGGCGATCACGGGTCTGTCGTCGTTCGGGTTCATCCGACCTCCTCATAGGCGTCGACGAACTTCTCGTCGACCATCACGTCCGCCTGGCCGTCGCCGTCGACCATGACCCACTCCCCCACGTCGAGCCACCAGGTGACGCCGCTGCAGTAGGTGATCACCAGGCCTGGCCGTCCGGTCCATGACCGCTCGGCGGCGACGTTGTGCTCGGCCAGCCAGGCGATGACGTCGTCGTGGTTGTCGGTGGCGAGCCGTACCGCGCGCACCGTCGTGGAGCGCTTGACGTACACGCGAGGGAGCATGTCTCTCCTTCAACGGTCTCGGAGATGATCTATGTCCTAGACTGCGATAATGACTGTTATCAAGGGTTAGAAGGCCCTCAGGCCTACCTTTTCAAGATCACAGAAGTTACTTGCGAGAATCAGTAGTTCCTGCAAGTCATCAGGCACTTACAGAACAAAAATCTGGAAAGCGAGCGTGTCACCGACCGACCGACGCGACTCGGCCCGCACGCGCGATGGAACGCCGACCTCACCACCAACTCGAACTTAGCCGGGGTCTCCTCGATCATCTTCCTGCGGCCAGTCAGTCAGCTTGAGCATCATGGACATATGCCACATCCGCGCCTCGCTCGGATCTTCCGCCACCTCGCCAACCAGCTCGACCCCGTTTCCGAACCCGCCCCACCCGCGCAGAAACCGGAGACACGTCTACGGCCCGCCCGAGTTCGCCTGCAGCCGCCGAGATCTTCGCCGAAGAGTACGCGGTTAGCGGCCGAACGCGCCTATCGGAAACGTCGTCGAGCAGACGAGCATCGTCGGCCTCGTGAAGGGCGAGCGATCCGATGGGGCACGATCATTACCGCGCTCGCCACCGTCGCCGCAGTGATCGTCGCCACATTGGCATACTCCGCTTCGGAGAAAGCTGCCCAGATCGACGAACAACAGCGCATGGACCACCTCGTGCAGTTCGCTCGCCGAGTGACATCGTCCGCGCCGAGGTCAAGAGGGCGCGGCCCGTATCTCTTCACCATCAGAAACGCGAACACACTTTCCACCATGGCCGTCGCCCAATTCACCAGCATTCCGAGCGAGGGTGCAGGAAGGATCATGCACGTGAGCTATTGGTTAGAACTCCCCCCCTGCTCGGAAGGTGAATTCCGGGTAGAGCTCATCGCCTTCGAAGACAACCCCCCGGACTTCAGCCTCGAGCTGCGGCACAGCCATCCTCTCGACGATCAACTCTGGAGCATTGAGAGAGGAGGCGAGCCTGCCCGCCGTGTGTCATTCAACGAATGGGGGGCTGAGGTGCTCGACTACGGAGTTTGGTTCTCCCAGGAAACTGAGAGCCGGAAGGTCGCCGAGTGCGTGTGACCTACCCGGCCTCCTCAACGACCAGGCCGCGCTCCTCCACCTCCGACACGTGCCGACCGCACTCGCCGCACACGAAGAACCCCACCTTCGCGTCCCAGGCGAGATGCCGCGCCCCGCACACGCACCGCGCCGGCGACCACCCCGGCGTCTCCCCCAGCGCCCGCCGCAACTTCGACTCCCAGCCGAGCGCCGCCACCACCAGCGGCTCCGCGACCGCCTCCACCGCGAGCACCACCTCCAGGCGGCCCTCCTCCACCAGCCACGAGATCGCCCTCGACCTGGCCAGCGCACCACGAGCACCAGGAGCACGACCCGCCACGCCCAGCCCGGCGCGAGCCTCGTCCTCCAACCACAACAGCTCGCCCGTCAGCTCATCCAGCAGATCCCCCACCGGCGACACCACAGGCTTAGGCCTCGACCCCGACACCCGCGACTGCCTCGTCTGAGCCCCCAGACCCTCCGACTCCGCACGCAACCGCGCCGCCAACACATCCACCTCAAGCAGCGCCCGCCGCACCGACCCCCGACACCGCCCACACACCAGCGGCTCACCCACCCGCCACTCCACAGCAGGCTCCACCGGCTCAGCAGGAATCGAACCCCGACAACCCCCACCCACCCACCGATCAACAGCCCCCGCATGCACCTCGCGAGCCCCCAAAAACACCGCCCACGCCTCACGCGACACCCTGTTACACGGGCCAACACACACACAACCAGACACAACACCTCCCCCGCACACCCTAACAAGATCAAAAACTTTCGCGGACAAAGAAGAGCGGGGCGGCCCCTGCCGGCCGCCAGGCAGGGGGGTACCCCCGGCATGCGGAAGCCGCGCGACCGGGGTTCGGTCGCGCGGCTTCGGGGCGGTCACTCAGCGCGTGACAGGCGGTCCATCTTGTCGGCCTGGATTCTCAGCCGTTGAGCCGCGCCCGCGATTTTGGCGAACGTGGCCGGTGATGTGGACACGCGCGCCAGGGCGGGCAGGCGCGTGGCCATGCTGTGGAGCGATGCCCAGTACTGGCGCGCCCACTCCGGCGCGTCCTGCGACAGCTCTCCGATCATCACCTGCACGTCAACGCCGACCCCGTCAGGGAGCCACCGCGCGGTCAGGGTGGCGCGTACGCCGCACTTCCGGAGCGCCGACTGTAGGGCGAACGCCGTCGAGCGCACGGCCGAGATGCGCTCATGCTCGCCTACTCCGTCGCGCGGCGTGACGTCCTCGACCAGGGCAAGCCGCGCGAACCCGCCCTCCAGCGCTTCGAGCCGGTAGCCCTCCGAAGGTGCCCTACTCGACAGGCCCCGAACGGTCCACTTGCCCAGCCGGTAGTAGACGGGCGTGCCCGGAGGCAGGTAGGCCGTGAGCGTGTCACGCGCTTGGCTCTCCAGCCTCGACACGGTGTCCAGAATGATCTTTCCCAGAGGGCACGCCTGAGAACGGTTGGCCCGGTGCGCGCACTTGGGGCACGCGTCGTGGTGCGCGTTTCGGGTCTCCCGCGCGTTGGCTGCGTCCTTGGCTGCCTGGATTGCCTGCGGATGCTTGGCAGTGATCAGCATGGTTGCTCCCTGCTAGGTACGATCGGGGGAAGTGGGGCCGGTACCCGCCTGTTTCGGTCGGGCGGGTACCGGCCTCAGGCGTTACGCCTGGTCGTTCTGCTGGTCGGCCTGCGCGGCTTCAGCGGCGGCCCTGATCGCGGCCTTAGCGTCCTTCGAGGCACGTCGCGCCTTGTAGACCTCTTGCGCTTCGGCGGTCAGCGAGTCGAGTCCCGAAGCGTGCATCGGGTGGTCGACGGGCAGTCCGAGCAGGGCCTTGATGGTCTGCTGTTCTGCGTCCGACAGGGTCACCTTGGGACCGGACTCGGCCTTGACCTTGGGTGCCAGGGCGGCAACCAGGGTCGCGACAGGGTTGGCCACGTCATCGCGGCTCGCCTGCCAGAGCGCACCGATCAGCGCCCCATCGGTGTGGCCGGTGCTGGTCAGGATGTCGAGCGTGAACGGCTCCACTTCGGTGCCGTAGACCAGGGCCAACAGCCCTGCGGCCTCGACCTCACCAGCGGAGAGACGACCGATGACCGGCCACGACTTCGCGGCCATGGTCCAGCCGTGACGCTGCGCGCCGACCATGCCCGCGATGGACACGCGGGCACCGTCGCACCGGTAGGCGAGTCGCTGTGGGCTGTTCTTGCTGCCGTCCGCCGTGAGCCCGGAAGGGAGCATGACGGGAGACTTCACGGTGCCGTCGGCCATGGTGCAGAGCCACGACAGGAAGCCGATGAACACGGCCTTGATCTCCGCCACGGTGAGCCGCGCGGGCACGGCGGGGGTCGGCTCCACGGGGGCGGGCTTGCTGGTGGTGGGCTTGCTCTTGGGGGGCATGTCAGATCTCCTTGGTGTCGTCGCCAACGGCGGGGGTGCCGTCAGCAGGGTTGGTAGCGGAACCGCTAGGAATCGTCGCCTGACGGGCATGGTTCGCGCGCCGGTGCTTCAGCGCGACAGCGGTGGCGATGGCCAGCAGGACCAGGCCGATGCCCCCGCCTGCCACGGGCGCGACGGGGAAGCCCGACGACGTGTTGCGGGTGTCGCCCATGCCGGTGTCGGTGGGGGTGTTCGTGGGGGTGTTGGCGGGGTCGCGTCGGGTGCTGGCCGAGTCGGTACCGGCGCGCCCTGGGTCGCCCTTCGGACCGGGGGAGCCAGCGGGGCCGACAGCGCCAGCGGGGCCGGTAGGCCCCACGTCGCCACGGTCGCCCTTCGGACCGGGGGAACCGCTGGGACCGGGCGTACCCGGCTTGCCTGCGGGGCCGGTGGGACCGGTCTCCCCGCGTTCGCCCCTCTCCCCCTTGGGGCCAGGCGACCCGATAGGGCCAGCGGGGCCGGTGGGGCCGGTGCTTCCCTGCGGACCGGTGGGACCGGGGGTGCCGGTGGGTCCAGCGGGGCCGCGAAGGGACTCCAGCCATTCCGACAGGTTGCCGGTGTAGCCCTGCTGCACGGCCAGGTCGTAGGCCGACAGGCCAGGGGCTCCAGCGGGGCCGGTGGCTCCGGCAGGACCGGGGGGACCGGGGATGCACACGATCCCCGGTGTCTCACACGTGGGGTCCACGGTGAGAGCGAAAGCGCCTGCCGTGCTGACCGCTAGGGCCAGTGCGGCGAGTGCGCCTCGCGTGTTCTGTGTGATGGACATGGAGCGATCATGACGCACGTCAAGGGGATATAGGTATACGCGATAGTGAAAGTTAGCTGATCGTTATAAAGCCTGGCCAGAGGCTATGTCGCCGCCCGTTCCAAGATCGTTCGGCAGGGCGCCGGCGGGGACGCGCGCCGGCGACGGCACAGCCTCACCCCTCCCCCAAATCCCCTAACCGGACTACGGTCTACTTTGCTCGGATCTTCTGTGCGTCCCTGTAGTGCCTCTGTGACCGCCTTGGGTGCGTTCTGGTCTCACTGTACCGACCTTGCCCTGTTCGTCCGCCTGTGACCCCTTGCAGCTCCTTCTAGGGGCACTGCTGTGGCACTGTTGCGTCCGCCTGCAACGGTGTCTGTGGTGAAAGGCAGCAGCGACGAGGGGTACGGCGGGGGCCTGCGTGGGGTGTCGGGGGGTGCCCGCTTCTGCGCTTCCCGCGTTTGTGCTGGTCAGCGGCCCTGTGGCTGGTGGTGGGGTACGCCAACTACCTGCGCTTGCGGCGGTATGCGGTCTTGATGGCGGCGAGGCGGGGCTGGTCGCGTACGGCGTCGGCGCGGTTGCGGACCCAGGCGTGATGGAGGCCGTGGAGTTCGCGGCGGCCGAGGCGGGTCATGGTCTGTTCGTAGGCCCAGGAGTAGAACTGGCCGCGGTGGAAGAGCGGGTGCGTCATCGGGTTCGGCCGAGGAGGACGTCGAGGAAGGTGCGCTGGACCCGGGGCGAGTGGTCGGGGCAGTGGTCGCGGTCGTCTGCGCAGCGGGTCCAGCCTTGGGCGGCGGCGTAGGCGCGGAGGTCGTCGAGGTTGTTGTCGAAGTTGGCGGCGCCGAGGGGGCAGCCTTCGGTGTCGCAGGTGATGGCGTAGGCGGTGACGCGTCCCATGGTCATCTGTCCGGTTCTCCACAGGTTCGAGGCGTGATCATCTCCCCCTTACAGCTGTAGGTGGTCGGCGGGATCTTTCTCTGGATATCAGTGAAGGGAGGTTGTTACGGACAGGGGCTACGGTCTGGGCGTGGCCTAACAGGGGGTTAGGGTACGGTCGCAGCGTGGAGTACGGGCCACGCTCTCACCGTGACCTAACTCATGATCGTCTAGGAGGTATCCACAGGTCTTGCCCTCGGTCGACCCCCGTGTCGCCAATCAGGGCCGCGCTGTGGGAGAGCAGGTTCCGCTCACTCTGCGCCCGGTTGTACAGCTTCCGCCAGTGGTCGCGGCGCAGTGGGTCTACCTCACTGTCCACACCGACCCCGGTCCCGACCCGCTCCAGCATCTCCATCACAGGCTCGACGGCCTCGAACTTGCGCGGCATTCCGCGGCCAGTGAGCCATTCAGCCAGCCCGCCCCTGGAGATTCGCTGGATTCCCTGCCTGTCAGCTTCGTCCATGATCGCGCGCAGGCTCGGGTTCCCGGCATCAGCTCGCAGACGCCGCAGCTCCGACGCCCATTCATACATGGCGAGCAGCCCTTGCTGACGAAGGAAGGAAAGGTCATAGGCAAGGTCCGTGACAGGGCGAGACTCCGCAGGTTGCTGCTGTTGTGCATTGCGGGTGCGCTCGATCTGGTCCTCGTGAGCTGCGGTGTACGCCGCTCCGATCGCCTCCCGCTCCTCCTGTGAGCACTTCAGAGCCCTAAGCAGGCGATCCAGGAGATCAACACTCGGGAGCCTTGGTCCGACGAGGTGCCGGTGAAGCACGGCCTTGCTGCGATGCGTCGCCAGGGCGAGCTGGTCCAGAGATGGATCGTCGTGCCGCCGGACGGTGCGCTGCAGCAAGTCGAAGAAGTCGTACTGGGGTCCGGGCGGGGCCTTGGGCCGGCCGAGGGGCTTCTTGGGCATGTGTGAATGCTTCCTATTTGACCCGGGCGGAATCCCGGCGTACTCCAGATATCTCCCACTTGTCACCCTAGTGGGTCGTTGTCCGGTGCGCGCCGCATCCCAGCGTCATCAGGGGTTTTTAATGGATTCAGTGTCCGGAGAATCCGGACACTGTCCGGACTGCTGCCGCTCTGGCTCGCGACCTTCAGGCAGCAGCCTCGGACAGATGCCGACCGAAAGTGAGCACGTCACATGCGTTTCTTCCGGTTCATCATCCAGTGTGCCTCATGGCTGGTCGCGACGCGGCAGCGTCGGATCATCCTGGCCCTCGTGGCCGCCGCCGTGCTGGGTGTGCTGGTGCCGAACGACCGCGTCGCCTCCGCCGCGGCGGTCGTCGCGGTCGTCGCGGTCATCATCGAGCTGCTGTTCCCCGGCAGGGGCAACTCGAAGGGCGCGGCCGAGGTTGACGAGCGCGACGACCAGGCCGTCGAGGAGCGCCACGAAGACCCTGATCAGGATGGCGAGGAGCCTCCGAAGCTGGCCGCTTAGGGTACGGCCGGAGCGTGGCCTGTCCTCGGCGGCATCTGGACCGAGGCGGGCAGCTCCGGCAGCCGGTAGTCGACCGCGTGCCCGCGCCGGGCGAACACCACTCGCCCCGACGCGTCGGTGCCGATCGCGATCCGCACCTCGAGCCCGCGGGCGGCGAGCCGCTGCAGGACTTCGTTGAGTCCGCGGGGGCCGAGGCCGGCCCGCAGGCAGATGGTTTCGGTGAGGGTGATCTTCTTGCCGTCGTCGTCGCGGTCGCCGCGGTGCCACAGCATGCGGCGTGTCTCCTTCTTCGACCGCTCGGCGATGATGAACAGCACGACCCGCTCAGCCTGCGTCATCCCTCTCGCTGCTGGGGTTCCGAGCCACGCGGCGACCTCCCCGACGAGTTCTGCAGCCACACCACTCCCCTCAAGATCCTCCTGGCGGCCCTTGAGGGAAGGGCGTCAGCACAAACCGTAGACGGCGCCGCCCGCCGCCCCCGACCACGCGGAGGGCGACGGGCGGCACGCATCGGCCAACGGTGCCGTACCAGGCCGGTCACCTGATCGGCACCTGCTCCCCCGACGCGGTCACCTCGGCGACCGCGACCAGCGGGCAGACGTGGCACGTGCAGTTCGGGCACACCATCTCGCCGAGCGCTGCGGCCTGGACGTGGAACTGGCAGACCGGGGTGAGGCCGATGTGCTCGTGCAGACACCCCATCAGCAGCACGATCACCGACTCCCGACCGCACGGCTCGACGTCGGGCACGAACTCCTCGGTGGAGTCGACGTGGCACAGCGCCAGCTCCTTCGCGGGCGGCAGCACAAGGACCTCGCTCACGCCAGCCCCAGCTTCTTCAGACCGTCCTCGACGACCTTCCACTCGGCGAGCTCAGCCCGCGCCCCATCGAGCAGGCCGCGCGTCTCCCGCAGCTCGGCAGCCAGCTCGGCCGACTTCTTCCGCTCGGCGACGAGCGCCGCGGACAGACGCTCGGCGCGGGCCGCAGACTTCTCGGCCGTTGCCAGACGGTCGGCGAGCCCCTTCACCCTGTCGAGGGCGACCGCCGACGCGATGGGCAGCTGCTCCTGCGTGTCCTGCCCATCGGCAGGCGGCTTCGGGCGGACCACGATCAGGTCGCTGCTCCAGGCCGGGGCGATCCACCACTTGGTGTGGTGGCCATGGCTGAGGTTGCGGATGTGCCGCGTGTTCTTCAGGTACTCGGCCACCTCCCGCATGTAATCGTTGGCCCAGGAGGGGGCTTCGGTGGCCACGAAATGCTTCAGCGCACCCTTCCAGACCAGCCCGAGCACGCCGAACTGCTTCTGCGGTGCGAGGCCCTGCTTCTTGGCTTCGTCCAGGAGCCTGCGGTACAGCAGCTCGGCGTCTTCGGTGATGTCGCGCACGTGGATGTCGTCTCCTATCGATGGATCGGCTTCTGGCTCGGGGGCAGGGTCAGGCTGGGGGTCGGGCTGGTCGGCGGACTGGTCGGCGGGCTCTGCGCCCCGGGGCGGGGCGAGGTGGTTGATGACCTCCTGCTCGCGCGCCATCAGCAGGTCGCGCCAGCCGGGCAGCACGTCGAGCGGGCCGGCCACGTTGAGCATGCCGCCGGCGACGTACACCTGGATGCCGTCAGCGCGGGCGCCCTCGACGAGCGTCTCCACCGAATCGCGGCCAGCCGCAGCGGCGGCCATCACCGGCACCAGCTTGCTCAGCACGTGCTGGTCGGCTTCCCTGGCCAGGCGGCGCATCTGGGCGCGCTGGTTGTAGAACTCGCTGCCGCCCAGCCGGTACGGCACGACGTGGACGCGGCCGGTCGGGTGGTGGACGGAGGTGACCGCCCAACCGCTGTCGACGCGCTCGACCCGCAACGCGAGCCGGTTGGCTTCTTCGTGGACCATCTTCGTCACGTCTCGGGTCTTGCTCATGAACCGCTTCCTCCTCGTCCTCCGAAGCCGCCTCGGACAACGGTTGTGCCTGACCTGGTGGTGATCGTCACGCCTGTGGGCCGCACGAGGGTGCCGCCGCGCGCGTAACGGCCTGAGCTGGTTGCGCCGTACACGTACTGGTAGGAGGAGCCGTTGACCACCACCACGGTCGAGCTCGAACCGCAGTAGCTGTCCGGCACCACCAGATGGCTGCCGTCCGGTTGGGGTGTGGCCTCGACGCAGTCGGCGACCACCTCCGGATCGTCCGGGTAGGTGACCACGGCGATCAGGATGGCGGCCGCGGTGACGGTGAAGGCGGCGCCCAGGACGATGCTTCTGCTGGATTTGCGCCTCACTCGGGCCTGCCTGCTGGTCTGCGCCACACGGGCAGGCCGAGCGCCGCGGCGTAGGCGGCGGTCCCGGCCGAGCCTGTCGAGCCGTCCTTCAGGTGGGCGAGCACGCCGACGCGTCCGCCGTCGATCTGGCGTGCCATGGCCAGGCCGAGCATGAGCCCGTTGCGGTAGAGGCCCGCGGTCTTGGCCAGCTCGGGCACCTGCCACAGGGCTGGCCAGCACTCGACGGTCAGGCCGTGCTCGACGGCGTACTCGTGGGCGTGCCGGTCGCCGCCGCGCGGCTGTCGGCGCTCGGGGTCGTAGCCGACGATGAGGTGGAAGTCGCCGTTCCGCTTGTGCAGCAGCGCCAGGTCGGCGCGGACGCGGTCGCGGTCGGCGTCGCGGGAGCCGGTGTAGGCGATCGTGGGCAGCTCACTCACCTGACGTCTCCCGCCTGCGTGCCCGCTCGGCCTGGGCGCGGGCCCGGTTGATCTCGCCGTGGTAGAGGCACGACCACTCGGTGCAGCCGCCCGTGTCTGGCCACTCCTGCTCGTCGGTTGGCTGGTCAGACACGGTCGGCCTCCTCGGCGAAGAGCTGGTCGAGCATGCCGGTGGCGGCCCCGATCGCCTGGTCGATCATTGCCCGCGTCTCCAGCTCCACCAGCTGGTCGAAGCGGGCGCGGTGCTCGCGGATCAGCCGCTCCGTGGCGTGCTTGATCCCGTGGCGGGCGATGACGGTCGTGCCTGCGCTGCCAGGAACGTGCAGGAGGCAGAGCGTGCCGGTGCGCCGCTCGCGCTCGCGGGACCCCAGCCAGAGGATCGTGAGCGACACCACGGCGGGCGGAAGGCACGGGATGACGCCCTTCCGGCCGGCGTTCGAGCAGTGGTCGGCGTCGCCGGGCGCCCAGCGGCGCACGAATATCTGCCTGCCGACGCCGCGGTAGAACAGGACGAACCCGTCCGGCACCTTCGGCTCGGGCTGCCACGGCGACTTAAACGCCATCGGAGCCTCCCTGCAGGGCTTGGGCGGTACGGCACGGCCACGGCTGCTTGCACTCCTCGCAGACCTGCACCGGCCGCTCGGCGCACATGCCGCAGTACGACTGCTTCGCGAAGTACGTGAGGTGCTCCTCACACGGCACCCACTTTTCGACCTCGCCCTGCCGGTGCAACCCGAGCACCGCTGCGATCTTCTTGTCGGCCGCGTCGCGGCGGGCGTCAGCCGCGTAGCAGCGGTCCAGGAGCTTGGCGCACCCGAGACATGTGGTGTCCCAGCAGATGCCGTTCTCGTAGCCGGCCACCCTCTTCTGCAGCTCGTCTCGCTCGGCCGTGACCTCCTGAACCTTGTGGTTGAGTTGCCGCGCCACGTCGCCCGCGTACGCCTCCCAGTTGGTGGCGCGCATCTCCGCCAGGCGCAGATCCCGGGCGGTCTTCTCCAGCTGTTCCTGCGCAGCCTGGCCGCGCGTCAGCCTGGCTTCCGCGATCAGCGCGTCGCGTTCCATCCGGGCGGCGGTCAGCTGTCGCCGTACAGCGGTCAGCTCGGTGTCGGCGCGGTCGCGGTCGACGCTGGCCTGTCGGCACGCCTTCGAGGTGATGCAGTGCTCGGCTGCGGGGACCACGAGCAGGTCGTGCTCGTCGAGCACGTCGAGGGCGCGCTGCGCGGCTTCGGCGTTCGTGCGCGAGCGTGACTCTGGGCCGCGCACGAGGTCGCGGACGGGGAAGACGAGCCCGGTTTCGGTGAGGAGCTGCAGGGCTCGGGCGTGCGGGGTGGTCATTCTTCTCCTCGCAGGTGGCGCTCGCCGTGGGCGCGGACGAGGCGGGCGGCCACGGGCCGGCCGGTCTCGCGGACATAAGGGGCGACCATCGACCAGCCGCACGCGCACGCGATCCCGGCGACGCCGCCACCGGCCGGGTTGGGCAGGTCGGACGGTTCGCCCAGCTGGCAGTTGGCTGAGGCGTTCATGACGTCAGCACCGTGACGTTCTCGATGATCGTGAGGGTGACGGGCTTGAGGTCGACCTTCTCGAAGACCATGTGGCCGTCGTCGTCGTAGACGTAGTCGCCGTTCTCGTCACGGGCGGCGCGGGAGTCGCTGCGGTAGAAGTCGCGGCTGCCGCGCCCGTTGGGCTGGATCTTCACTCGCATCTCGCGGTCCCGGCCGGTGACGGCCTGGTGCGCGAGCTTGTCGGGATTGGCGCGGACCCACTTGTAGAGCTTGCGGTCGTAGACGGCTTCCCAGATGTCGACGACGACGCCCTCGCAGATCTCGCAGCTGCGGCCGGACATGCGCGGGTAGAGCACCGTGGTGCCGACCGTGTACGGGTTGCCGCGCCAGTCGGTGAGGGTCATCTGCTCGCTCACGCGGTCACCGCCTCGGCGGGCCCGTGGAAGCGGATCCCGAAGTTTTCGCCGCGCTTGCGGACCGTCCACTGGCCGGTGACGGTGCCCTGGTTGATGACGGCGTCGCGGACCAGGTCGGCGACGTCGGTCATGAACATCGGGTAGGTGCGCCCTTCGGCGTCCGCCCAGATGAAGTAGGCGGCCGAGCGTCCCCGCCTGGTCGAGGCCATCGTGAGGGTGGCCACGAACGGCTCGTTGGGCCGCCACTCGTGCGCCTGGTAGTAGGCGGCCTGGCCGTGGTAGGGCTTCCTCGCGTAGTGCATCAGGTTGCCGCCAGCGTCGAACGGCGCCTCGTAGTCAGGCATCGGGGTGCTCCTTGCGTTCTGCGTTGAGGGTGAGGAGGGTCAGCAGCCAGCCGAACGCGAGCACGCCGACGAACAGCGCGTTCCACGCGAACGGCGTCTCGGGGTCGACGAACGAGTCGGCGACCTGGGAGATCTGGAAGAACACGAGCCCGGCCAGCAGCACCAGGCCGGAGTCGAGCTCGCCGAGCAGGCGCAGCGATTTAGACATCGCGCTCCTCCCGCCCGGGGCCGTGGATCTCGACGCGGAGCAGCTCGGCCCATTCCTGCTCCGACAGGGCCGCGTCGTCGTTGGTGTGCCACGCCTTGGCGAGCGCGGCCAGGTCGTACGGCGGAAGCGCGCCCGCGCCGTAGGCGTGATCGAGAGGGAAGCCGACCTGCTGCAGCCACTCCGCCCACCGGCCGGTCAGCTGCGCGGCGACGGCGGTCACCTCGGCCTCGGCGACCTCGAGCCGCTCGGCCATGCAGCCGGGGCAGAAGTCCGGGTGCGACGGCTCGCCAGGCGTGCCGTCCGCGCCGAGCACGCGGGTCTCGATGTGGCCGGAGTTCTCGTAGAAGTCGAAGACGCGACGCAGCGCCCGCAGCTCGGTGTGCAGGCTGTCGATCTCGGCGGCCAGGCTGGGGGCCAGGTCGCGCAGCCGGGCGAGGGTGCCGTCGTGCAGGGCGCGCAGCTGCGCCGGAGCCATGTCGTCCCTGAGCTCGGGGCCGTCGATGCCGCTGGTCACGACAGCTGCCCCATCCGCTGGAACAGGCGCAGGTCCATCTGCGTGTACTGCAGGGCCCGCTTGCGGTCGTAGTACTGGATGCCGTACAACTCGTGCTTCTCGTGCTTGGTGACGACCGGGCTGGACACGCCGATCCAGGGGCCGTCCATCCAGCCGAGCTCGATGAGCGGCTGGCGTTGGACGGTGTAGACCAGCTCCGACACCCCCATGTGGAAGGTGTTGCCGTCGCCGTCGTAGAGGACGTGCACCGGCTCGACGCGGCCCTTGGTCGGGTCGCCCAGGCGTAGCCGCCGCTCGAACGGTTCGGCCTTCTCGTAGCGGACGAGCGGCTTCACCTCATCGGGCAGCAGCCGCACGTCGCGCGGGATGCTGCCCTCCACCCAGGGGATCTGCACGTCAGGTCGAGCCATGCTCTTGCTCCCATCGCTGCTTGTTGCGGTCGCGGATCTGCTCCGCCTCCTGGCGGAGCTGCTGGGCCCGGCTGTAGTCGGGCGGAGCCGTTCGGCGGGCCGGGGCCGGCTTGTCGGGGACGGTCCGGCGCCAGTGGTGGCCGAGGAGCGACGTCATGAACTCGATCGCCCACGCGTTCGGGTCGGCGCGGTCCTCGGGCGGCTGCTTGTCGCGCTCGTGGACGCGGTGCGCCAGCGCCCGCACCGCGTCGTCGAAGTGGGGCCGCTGCTGCTCGTCGAGGTAGCTCACGCCCCCTCCCGCGCCTCGGCGCGCCGCTTGGCGGTGCGCATCATGCGGCGGCGGTAGGCGACGCGCTCGTCCTCGTTCATTCCGGCGGCGTAGCCGTACTGCTGGCCGCGCCCGAGCGCCAGCTGTGCGGTCAAGCACTCGTCGAGGACCTCGCACTGGTCGCAGAACCGTTTGGCGCGGGCCTCACGCTTCGCCTTCTGGCTGGGGGTCTCGCGCGGCCCTCGGCCGGTGTCGTCGTCGTCGCGGGGCGGGCCGTAGAACAGCTCCAGCGGCTGGCCACGGCAGGCGGCGCGCAGCCGCCACGAGGCGATCCTCATGACGGGCTCGCCCCGCTCATGCTGTGCTGCAGCTGCTGGGTGGGCGGCAGGAGGCCGAGGACGAGCGCGGCGCTGTGGTAGCGCTGCAGGGTGCGCACGCCCTTGCCGGTGCACGCCTCGATCGCGTCCAGCGGCACGTCCTTGCGGACAAGCTCCACGTAGGCGTTGACGGCCCGATGCCCTTCCGGGGTGCGGGGCAGCCATCCGGTGTAGTCGGTCGCGGGCGCCGTCAAGGTGAAGCCGGCCTCGTGCAGGGCGGCCAGCACGCTGGCCGGGGTGTGGCGGGCGGTGGCCAGCTCCGAGGACACGACCTGGAGCGCGGTCAGCGCAGGGTCCGACGTGCGCGCCTGGACGGCGACGTGCGCCGACACGTGCCGGGCGGCGACCCGCGGCGGGTAGTGGTGCAGCGACGCGTTGGCCCGGTGGTAGGCGCGGCAGGGTGAGCACAGGTTCCGCTGGTACAGCTTGCGCTCCCATCCGCAGGAGGCGCACGGGCCCGCCAGGTTCGAGACCATCACTGCCCGCTCGCCGGCGTGCCGCCGTAGGCGAGGGCGCGGGCCGCGGCGATGGTGTCCGGGTCGTCGTGGTGGTCTCCTTCGACGACGGCGATCACCCGGGTTCCGTCTTCGGACCAGATCACGGTCCGCTTGCCGTACTTCGGGCGGCCGACCTTGCGCTTGCGTGCAACGGTGCGAACATCATCGGGAGTGATCAACAGAGGGGTTCCTTCCAAAAGGTCAGTCGGTCAGGCGGGTGCGGCGAACAGGGATGCTTGGTGGCCCTGCAGGGAGCCGCTCGGGGTGTAGACGGGTTCGCCGATGCTGCGGCAGGGGCAGGGGCACAGCCACCGGCAGGTGCGGTCGGCGAGCCACACCTGCGCCACGTTGGTGCGGGCCGGGCCGGTCGCGGACACGTTGCTCGGGTGCGTGTAGTAGTCCGGCAGGTAGAGGGCACGCCCCCGCCTGTCGGTGATCATGGTTTCGGTGCGGCGCAGCGCGTAGCCGCGGCTGCAGTGCCGGTGTTTTCCGTCGCGGCAGCTGACGCACTCGCCGTACTGGCAGGAGCAGCTGGAGTAGTAGGCCGGGGTGTCCTTCCAGCACCTGCGCATCGCCTGCGTCCACGCGTGCTTACGCACCCACGAGGCTTCGACGGGCGTCATCCGGCACCTCCGGACAGGAGGAACGCCCCGGCCATGAGGACGACGATGAGCGCCAGGGCCGCGCCGAAGATGCCCGCCGAGTGCTTCCATCCGATGGTCCACACCGACAGCCCGAACAGGACGAGGAACACCAGCGCGATCAGGGCAGCGCCGACCAGCCGCGGGCCGGTCACGGCGCTGCCACCTTCCAGATGCGGATGACGGCGCCGGGCTGGTCGAGCGCGTGGGGTTCGCGCGGGTCGCCGACGTACATCTCGACCACGTCGCGGTAGCGGACCACGCGCCCGTCGTCGGCCCAAACTCCGGCGTCGGTCAGTGCGTCCTCTGTGGAGCGCACCAGCTTGGACAGGTCGGGGCGGCTGGCCGGGTACCACCACAGGTGCCTCGACCACGGCTCGGACGGCGGCCACCAGGACGGCTTCGACGTCGGCTTGGCGCGCATGGTGAACGCCATCGACGCCTCCAGCTGGCCGTCCAGGCGCAGCATCGACACCTGGCCGACGCCGCCGTAGCGCTGGACGCTGAGCGCCCGCAGCTGCGCGGTGGCGTCGCGGACCACGCTGGCACGCCACGGCTTGACGCCCTTGACCTGCTCGATCATGCGGCCATTGCCGACGTGCCGCTTCGACCCCTGCGGCGCTGGCTTGCCGTACACCGTGATGGTGATCTCCGGCTCTGTCACTTTCTGTCCTTCAGGTCGTGGAGTTCGGGGTGGTCGTCGAGCAGCGCGTCGAACACCGGGTCTGGCTGTCGAGGCTGCTGGGCGAGGGAGGAGGGGTGCCGGGCCTTGGCGGCCTGCCGTGCGGCGGCGCGGGCGACCCGCCTGGAGCGGTGCTGCCGCCACCAGGCGTAGGTGAAGCCGATCACCAGCCAGGCCAGCGTCAGCCATCCGAGGATGCTCGCGATGATCGCGATCACCGACCCGATGGCCGCCCACGCCGCCGCGATCACGCGTGTGCTCCGGCGAGGATTTCGAGGATGTGGTCACCCATGAGCGCTTCGACCACCTGCGGGAACGTGCGCTCCTTGTGGTCGTTCCAGTTCGCCAGCCAGTCCTGCGCCGAGATCGACGTGCTCTTCGGCCGCCCCAGCTCCGCGGCCACCACGCCGATGGTGGCTTCGGCGGCGCGCAGCTGCTCGGGGTAGGTGTCGCGGATGTGCTGCTTGGGCCGGTCGCCGGTCAGGGCGAGCGGCGGCAGGCCGGCGCCCCGGCCGATCGACTCGACCAGGCAGCAGGCCCCGCCGTCGTTGCGGGTGGCGGCGTAGCGGCGCTGGATCCAGCCGACGCGGCCCAGGTGCGCCACGGCGTTGGCGCGGACGGCCCAGGTGGGCGCGCTGTCGTCGGTCACGCCTGGGCCTCCGCACGCAGCCGCAGGGTGCGGTTGTAGTCCTTGAACCGCAGCTTCGCCTTGGTACGGCGGTCCGCCGACGACAGCACGATGCCCTCGGCCGCGCCCGGCTCGCCGGCGATGCCCGCCTGCGTGGTGGCGTACGGCTGCAGCAGCGCCAGGGCGTCGTCGATGCTGCGCGGCAGGGACGCGCCGGGCGTCTCGAACAGGTACGGCACCTGCGACACGCTGTGCTGGAGGGCGTAGGAAGCCAGGTCGTCCACGTTGAGCCATTCCTGGCCGCCGTGGTCGCGCCAGGAGGCGATCCGGTCCAGGTCCCGGTCGAGCACCCTGACCGGGACGAGGCTGACGTCGAACAGGCGGGCCGACACCTGCTTGCCGTCGCCGTAGCTCTGCCAGGCCGGGGTGCGGCGGTCGCCGTACACCTCCAGGTAGGCAGTCATGATCGCGTAGCCCAGCGGGTTCGTCAGCTCCTTGGCCAGGCTCTCCAGGGCCTCGACGATCCGCAGCGACGGGTTGTGCAGCAGGTCGCCCTGCACGGCGAGGAGCTCGTCGCGTGAGCCGATCAGCCAGCCAGCCGAGTGCGGCAGGACGATGATGCGGGCGTTGGAGCCGTCGACCTTCTCGTAGGCGTAGGCGGTGCCGGTGAAGGAGATCGGGTTGTCCTCGAGGAGACGGCCCTTGCCGCGCGGGTGCTCGTCGATCGTGTGGTAGGTCGGGATGGACGGGTACTTCGTTGCCGAGTCGAGCTTGCGCAGCATGTCGCCGCTGGCCAGATGGGACAGTTGCAACGTCATGAGGGGTCAGTCCTTGTCTTTGGTGAGGAAGTGCCAGACGATGCAGAACCCCGCCCAGGCCACGAGGACCAGGACGAGGATCTGCACGAGCGGGGTCCAGTCGGTCACTGGAGAGAGCCGCCCTTGGGCGCCACGTTCAGGGCGCCGTTGCCAGCGACGTACACCTGCAGCTGGCCGCGCTCGACGGCCTTCATCAGCACCTCGGCCTGCAGCTGCGCGGCCTTCCACGCGACCGCTCCGTCGCGGCCGAGGATCTCGACGAGCTTCTTGATCTGCTCGCTCTCGGTGGCGGCGCGGGTGTTCTCGGCGATCTGCGCCTCGTTGCGCTGGGCGGCGACCTCCTTGGCCGTCTTGGCGTCCTGCAGACTGGCCGGAGGCACCGGCATCTGCAGCGTCAGCTTGAAGTTCGTGAAGTACTCCGCGCCGGTCTGCTCCTTGACGAACTCCTGCGCGAGCCTGGCGACTTCCTTCTCCCACGCCTGCTTGATGTTGTTGTCGCCGGACAGCTGCTCCCACGTGTACGGCTTGGCGGCGGCGTCCATCGCCCGGTCGAGCGGCTGCTGGACGACGACGCCGAGCATGCGCCGCCACCCTTCGGGGGTGTCGGCGGCGTACTTGCGGCCGACCTTGCGCCAGAAGGCGTCCAGGGTGTCGCAGTTGGTGGTGAGGTCGAACGCGGCGACGCCGCTGACCAACATCGTGATGTTGCCCGCGGCCGACACGGTGATGGGTCCGGCTTCGGCGCCCTCCTTGACGAGGAAGCCGCCCGGGCGGCCGGCGTCGGGGGTGCCCGCGAACTCGAAGGTGCGGGTGTCGGCGGGCAGGACCACGCCGTAGTCGTTGACGTCGAGCCATGAGCGCTGGCCGGGGGCGACGCACGACTCCTTCTCCGTGGTGCCGGAGAACATGTCGTAGTCGTAGTCGATGGCCTGCTCGTTGGTCTCGGTCTCCACCGAGCAGCCGGTCAGGACGACAGCGCCGAGGAACGCGGCGGCGAGGGTCTTGCGGTTCAATTCTTGCCTCTCTGAGGGGTGCGAGGCCGGGCCTCGAAGGTGCGGACGGCCTCCATGACGAGGGCCGCGGAGGTGTCACCGACCCGCTCGCCCTGTCCGGCGAGCTCGGTGATGGAGCGGACGAGCTGTCGGTGCTCGTCGAGCTCGCCGGTGGTGTCGCGCAGAGCGGTGCGCAGGTGGGCGAGCCTGCTGTCGCGGCGGTCGCCGACCCAGACGACCAGGAAGGGTGTCGCGCAGATCAGCAGGACCGTGATCACGACGGCGAGACCAGCCATCAGCACGCGCCCCTGGCGCGCTCGCGGAGCGCCTTCTCGCCGCCGTCCTTCAGCACCTGGTGCGCGGCGACGTAGCCGCCGTACTCGGCGGCCAGCTTCAGCCGGTCGCTGGCGCTGGCGGCGTCGATGGCGAGCAGCAGCAGCGGCACGAACGGCGACGACGGCGGGACGCCGTCGTCGATGCCTTCGCTCCACAGCAGGTGCCCGGCGATCTCCGGGGTGATGAGGTCGATGGCGGGGGTGGCGATGGGCATGGTCATGCTCCGTTCTGGAACTCGGTGGGGGTGGTGGAGACCGGGGGCTGGTCGCTGGATGGAGGCGCGGGGGCACGGTTGGACTCGGCCTTGTCGATGAGCTGCCGGACCTGCTGCTCGTAGTTGTCGTAGGAGTCCAGAAGCGTCTGGGCGTGCCTAGTCGCTGCGTGGGACTGCGCGATGACGCCGTGCTGCTCCTTCCGCGCGACCTCGATCCGGTCGATGATGCGGCGCAGCTCGCCGATGACCTCCTCGGTGTACGGCACCTCGTGCGAGGGCTGGGGCTGAGGCGTGGGCTGGTAGTTGGTGGTCATGCGGGGCCTCTCAGAGGGATGAGGTTGGGTCCGTCCGGGCACCCGGCCTCGAGTTGCACCGGGTGGGTGCGCGCAGGTGCCCGGACGGCGATCATGGTTCGTAGCGGTGCCGCTACGTTCTAGAACTCGGGCTCGTCCTGGTGCAGGCGCTCGCCGGGCTTGACCTTGTCGTCGGCGAGCTTCTTCAGGAACGTGGCGTACTTGCTGTTGGACGCGCTGGCCACGTCGGGAACCTTCATCTCGCGGCAGAACACTGCCGACAGCTGCTCCGGCGTGCCGTCCATGTCGGTCCAGACGTTGATGATGCGCTGGCGCAGGTCCTCGCGCCGCTGAGCGGTGAGCGGAGTCAGGCGGATGATGGCCTCGGTGGCCTGCTCCGGGGTGAGGTCGCTGGTGGAGGACACCTGAGCGATGCCCTGCTCGGCGAGCCAGGCGAAGCGGGCGTCCTTGTCGATTCCGGCCTCGGTGAGCCAGGTGTTGACCTCGGCCGCCTTCGACTTGGACAGCTTCGCGGCTTCCGGCTGCCCTGCCGCTGCCTGGGCCTCGTCGGGTTCGCCCCCGCCGTCGACCGGCTGCAGGTGGTCGCCCCGGTGGAGGGCGGCGAGCACCTGCTCGGCCTGGGCGGCGGTGAGGTCGCCGCTGGACTCGAAGGTGTGGTCGGGGTGCACCAGGTGGAGGTAGCCGAGCTTGTCGGTGACGCCGAGTTCGTCCATTTTGCGGGCGAGCAGGTGCCGCTTCTCCTTGGAGACCATCACGGTCGCCGAAGCCCCGGCCTTGGCCTGGGCCGCTTCCCGGACGGTCTGCGGGGGAGCCTGTGAGACCTCCTCGTCGTCGACCAGGTGCTCCATCTCCTCGTGGGTGTACAGGTCGCCGAGGTCCTCCGGGAACGCCTTGCGCAGCGCCTGGGCTTCGGCGCACTTGGCGGTCATGCCGGCCGGGTCGGTCTTCCACCGGTTCTTCGGCTTGCCGTCGCGGTCGGTGTCGGCGTAGGAGGCGAAGTTGGCGACGCCGGAGAAGCGCTGCCCGTTCACTACGACGGTGATCTTCGCGGCTGCGGGCGGCCGGTCGTTCCACAGCCACACCTCGTGCTTGGAGCCGTCCGGGGCGAACCAGATGGTGTCCTCGTAGCCGTACTTCACGCCCGCGCGGTGGGCGGCGCGCTGGGCGAGTACGCGGTAGCCGTCGATGCCGGTCTGCGGCGTGTAGACGGTCCGGTAGCTGTTGTCCTGCTGCCGCTGGCGGCGGCCGATCAGGTACACCTGCTTGAGGAACGGGTCCAGGCCGCGCCGCTGGCACAGGTGCAGGTATCCGGCCAGGACGGCGTTGGGGCAGTCCTCGGCGACGCCGAGCTGGGCCAGGACGTGTCGCTGCTCGGCGGTCCACATCGTCTGGTCGGCCTGGATGGCCAGCGCGCCGTTCGCCTGGACGGCGGGCAGGTTGTCGGTAGCAGTCGTCATGCTGCTGCGGCTCCTTGCGGTTCGGGGGCGGGAGGAAGGGCGGAGTCGACGACGAGGTACGGCAGGCCGCCCTTCTTGGCCTGCCGCCTGGCGAAGTTCGTGTCGGCGTAGCGGGCGGTCGCCCGGGTGCCCATGGCGTCGAGCAGTTCGGCGCGGGCCTTGGCCGCCCGCTCTTTGGCCTGCTTGAGGTCCTGCTCGGCGCCCTTCTCTGCCTCCAGCACGGGGATCACCCGGGTGGCCAGGTCGTCGGGCACGTCGAAGAACGTCTTGGGGTCGATGAGCGGGTGCCGCCTGCGGATCGAGGTGACCGTGGCCCGGTGGCCGTCGATGGGCGGCATCTCGCCCCAGGCGATCGACAGCAGGAACTCCTCGGCTTCGGCGCGAAGGTATTCGGCGTCGTCGACGTCGTAGTCGACGATGTACTCGCGGAACTCCAGGCGGCCGGTGATGAGCCCGAGCCGGGTCCTGTGCACGCCCAGCACGTCCATCTGGACCTGCACCTGCACCCGGTAGTAGATCGGGATCTCGTCGGTGCCGGGCTCGCCCCATTCCTCGCCGTTGGCGTCGCTCTTCACCTCGACCAGCTCGGCCACGCGCCCGTCGACGCAGAACAGCCGGTCGGGCGAGGCGAGATACCAGGGGTGTTCGCGGCTGACCCAGGAGCCGCCCGGCCGCATCTCATACTCGGGGTGCTGGTCGGCCAGCCACGCGGCCACGGCCGGTTCGAGGTAGTGGCCGCGCCGCTGCTGGTCGGTCTCCGGCGCCGGGTCGAGCAGGCCCGACATGACGCACCACATCGAGTACTTCGACTCCCACGGGTTCAGCCCGACCACAGCCGCGATCTTGGACGCGGACATGTAGCGCAGCCACTCCGGCGAGCCCGGCTCGACCGTGGGCACCTGGTCGGCCGTCAGGCCGGCGAGTTCGGCGAGGGTGCTCATTCGCCGTCCTCGGTGAGGCTGGCGGCGCGGTGGATGAGGGTCCAGTCGCCGGGCTTGCTCTGGAGGAGGTCGTCGAGTTCACCGGGCCACTCCATGCCCCGGTGGTTGATCATCCGGGTGCACGGGTGGTCGTAGAGCGGGCGGTCGACGGCGAACCACGGCTCGCCGTCGTGCTCCCAGGTGTCGCCGGGCCGGGGCGGCCACTCGGCGGGCGCGAGCAGCTCGACGGTGACATGCGGGTCGTCCAGCAGCACGCAGGAGAACCTGCCAGCCCGCTCTGGGCTCCTGTAGTCGCCGGTGCCGTTTCGGATGCACAGGTGTCCGGGCCGCTCGATGTCATCGTGTGAGGCGATGGTGCCGATGATGACGGCCCTGACGTGGTCGCCCACGCGGAACTGTTGTGTGCTCACTTGCCGCCTCGCGTCTTCTTCGCGGTGTCGGCGATGAGCTGCTCGGCCTGTGCGGCGATCTTGTCCTCCATCGCGGCGACGGCCTTCTGTACGGCGTCGGCGACCAGCTTCTGGACGACGTGCTTCACCTCGGCGCGGATGGCCTGCTCCAGGAGGGTGCCGTCCTCCCTGCGGTACTGGTTGGCTGGCGCGGTCAGCCAGGCGCGGGCCTCGTCCGAGATCAGCTCGGAGAGGGTGGTCTCCTGGCCGATGCGCTCGCCGTACCCGTTCGTCTTGAAGATCGGGCGGTTGAGCGCGGTGTCGATGGTGGGGCGCAAGGCCTCCCGGATCTGCTCCTTGCGGATCTCCATGACCTGCTCGCGCATCCGGGGCCAGTGGTCATCTCGGGTGAGGCGCTCGACGATCTGGGCGGCGACGAGGTCGGCGACGGTCTTCTCGCCCGAGATGATGGCGTCGCCTTCTTCGTCGTAGGCGATCGTGTCGGCGACGACGGTCGCGAGGCTGATCTCGTCGACGCTGATGGTGATGTTCATGAGCTGGGGATCTCCGTACCGGGGTTGTGCTGATGGGGTGTCGGTGTCGCGGTCACTGGCTGCGCTCCATGTAGGCGTCGAGCTCGGCGTAGTAGCCGAGGGCGGGGCCGCCGCGCCACGGGATGAGGCGTTCCTCGCCGTACGGGTCGCGAGCCTTCAGGTAGGTGATCATCGTCTCGATGTCGGTCTCGGCGACCTCGCCGAACAGCTTCCGGTACTTCACTGGTCCTCACCTTCGGGCAGGTCGACGGCGGCGAGGAGCGCGGTGACCACGGCCACGAGCGTGATGGCGAACCCGTCCAGACGGACGCGGGCCAGCAGGAGCACCGCCGCGGTCAGGGCCGCGAACGCCAGCGCGACGGCGATCACTGGGTCACCACCGCGGCGACGGCGAGCGGGTGGGTGACGCCGCCGTGCGGGCGCAAGGTGCCGCTGGTCATCGTCTCGTCGATGACGACCTCGCCGGGCAGGGAGAGGAAGCGCTCGGCGTAGGCGGCGATCTGGTGGCCGAGGTGGTCGGCGCCGGTGCCGGTGAAGACGAGCGGGTTGTCGAACAGGTCGCTCATCACGGAGTAGGCGGGCAGGTCGGTGGCGGCCATGACGGCGGCGTTGATCATGCTGTCGGCGGTGTAGTCGTCATCGTCGAGCAGGGCGATGAGGGCGCCGCGCAGGTGGGGGCCGTGCTCGCAGTCGCGGCATTCGGCGACGCGCAGGGCCAGGTAGTCGGCGACCTTGTCGCGGTGGTCCTCGCCGTCGTCGGCGAGGCAGGGGTTGACCGTGCTGGTGGGGGTCACGGGCGCTCCTACATGTAGCGGTGCCGCTAGGTATTGCTGGCGGAACCTGGAGTTGGCGCGGGTCGGGAGTTGCTGGTCGGACGCTCACACTTCAAGATCGTTTGTCTTCGTGCGCATGTCGCGACACAGACGACACTACACCCTCTGTTGCATTTGGTCCACAACACTGCAACACCAGCTTTCACCAGGCTGAAAGCCTCTGAGATGCACGCAAACAAGATCAACAACAGAGGTCCGAAACCTGTGACCTAACAGAGAGATCGCAGCCTCAGACAGCGTTTCACCGCTTCGACTTGGTACTGTTGCGACACACGCCACACTGCGCCACACCCGGAGCAACCCACCATGCCCACCGCATCAGCCATACCCAACGAACCCACCGGGCCCCCACGCGGCCCCCACCACAGCGCCGCCGCAGACCTGATCGCCCAACACCGGGAGAACCCGCCTGGAGGCCAGAAACTCTCCCTCCGAGGCGCCGCCCGGCTCATGAGCGACCTCTTCGGCGACCGCGCCGAGATGACCGACATGAAGTGGGCCCGGAGCGAACAGGGACGACGCGCCATCCCCGACGACGAGCTCGCCATGATGGCCTACACGGTGGGCATCGAGCCCGAGCAGCTCGCCGCCGTCGACCAGGGCGCAGCCGCCGAACTGCTCGCCGGCCTCCTTCAGAAGTATCCGCGGCCGGACCCGGAGCAGGTCGACCCCGACCAGCCGGCGCGGGACGCGCTCTACGAGGCGCTGTCCGGCCTGACGCACGAGTCCGTACGCGCCGAGCTGGAGCGCGAGATCCGCCAGATCCGCAACCTGCGAGGCATCCCCGAGGAGGAGCGCGAGAAGGCCATCCAGTTCCTGCTTGCCCAGGTACGGCTGGCGATCCAGCAGAGCCACAACACGGTGAACCTGCTCAAGTCCCGCTGAGTCCTGGTGAGACACCCCAGCCCCGGGGTCAGGCCGGAGCGCCCCATCGGGTGTCAGTCGAGCCAGCCGTTCTTGGTGACGTGGACAGCCAGCTTGATCGGGTTGTTCCCCTTGATGCCTGCCAGCTTGCACAGCTTCGTGATCCGGTTATAGACCGTCTTGGCCTGCACGCCGAGAGCCCGAGCCATGAAGTCCTGCGTCTCCCCGTTGACCAGCATGCCGAGCAGCTTGAGCTCCTCGTCGCTGAGTTGGACGTGTCTGCTGCGGTGGCCACCCAGCGGAGTGGAGCGCTCCCAGTAGTACTCGAACGTCATCATGTGGGCCGTGACGAGCACGTTGTGCTCGGCGATGTGAAGCGCCGACACTTGATCCTCATGCCCCCGCGGATAGCGAGATGACAGCGCTGCCACGCCGTCGCGGATCACGAGCTTGTACGGCAGGAAGTCGATGACGCGAACGGACGCTCCCCCGGGAAGGTTTAACGCTTTGCGCATGCCGTCCAGAGCGGCGGCGCTCTCTGCCAGCACGCGCCGCTCGTAGATCAGCCGCTGGTGCGGAGCGCGTACCTGACCGTCGGCTTCCATGCGCCGCTCGTCGTCGGCCGGATGAGCATGGCTCGGGTGGAACGGCCAGGTGATGAACTGCAGGATCTCGGTGCGGGCGCTCAACGTGAGCTCATCCCGGCAAGCGGTGGCCTGCTCCCGGCTGGAGATCGCGATCACCGGTGGTGAGGTCTCGCGGTGGGAAGCGATGTAGCGCTCCTGCATCTCGGCCACAGCCAGCTGCGCCACGTTCAGCTGGTGCGCCCGCTCTGCCAGGAGCCTTGCAAAGGCATGGTCGGGCCGCCGCGCGTCAGGGGGATCGCCGATGGTCAGACCGATCGAGCGCAGCTCTTCAACAGCATTAATGGCCACAGGCCCGAACTCCTCGGCGAGGATCGCCAAGGGGGTCGGGCCGCGGTCGTTCAGATATCGGTAGACGTTTTCGGCGGGCGGGCTGATGCCCAGGTCCTCGAATCGCACAGCTTCCAGCGTCTCCCTGGTCACCGCGCCGAGTGGTTCAGCATCGCTTGGACGCTGGCACGCTCCACAACCGCGATCAGGTCGGCGAGCCGTTGCGCACGGCGGGCGGCCGACTTGTGCTCCTGGTGCTTGGCGTGCAGCTCCTCGACCAGGCGCGCGATGCCAGCGGCTGGAAGCAGGAGCCAGGCCGTGACCAGTGTGAGCGGCGTTTCCATCTGGATGAGGAGGTAGGTCGTCAGCGCTCCCGTAGCCGACGCCGTCGCCGCAGCGAGCAGAAGGTGAGTCATGTGGTTCTTCCCCTTGCTTGGTGGCTGGTGCGGGCGGTTACCAGCCGCCGGTGTTGTCGTTAGTGCTCGCCGGGGGCGGCGCGGTGGTGACGGTCACCTTGACCGTGGACTGCGTGACCGTGGTGGTGATCGTCCTGGTCCCGTTGGGGTTGGTGACGGTCTTGGTCACGGTCTCTTTGACGCTCTTGGTGCCGTCCGGGTTGGTAACGGTCTCGACCACGGTCACGGTGCGCACGGTGGAGGTTGAGCCGTCCGGGTTGGTGACGGTGGTCTCCGACTTCGTGGTCACGACGGTGGTCGCCGGGTTGGCGGTCGACGCGGCACTGGGCGTGGCGCTCAGGCTCGGGCTGGCCGTCGCGCTGGGAGTCTCACTCGGCGTGGGGTCAGGGGTTTCGGTGGAGGCCGGTTCCGTCTCCGAGCTCGTCGGGGTCGGGGACAGCGTTGGCTCTGCGGGATCGGCGAAAGCTGCGCCGCCGCAGGCGAGAAGAAGCGCCGCCACCAGGGCGGGCACGAACAAGCGTTGCTTGATGGTCACAGTGAGTAACTCTCTATCTGGGCGTTCCAGTCGCGACGGCCACAAGCGCACGAAAAGATCATCGCGGGGAAGAAAGGGCGATAATTGGTGCAGATGGGCCGTGAGTGAAATTTGTAAACCGGTCCAACCGGAAAAGCAAGCACCGGCTTGCTACCGAATTCGGTCATGACCGATCCCGGTAATGTCAAGACGGCCGAGGCTGTCACAGGCCTCTCAACACCCGTAACGATCGGGCATCCGGGCCTGCCACCTACCGGAAAGTAACTGGCACTCTTGACCGGGCCACGACGCCTTGTCGGGCCGAAATCCAAGGGGGAGAGCAGTGACAGGAAACCGACGCCGGTCCCAGGTGATCGCGGCAGCAGCGTTCGTCGGCGCGGTCGCGCTCGTCATCGCAATCGCCGTCGCTACGCTTCGCGACCAGCACCCGGCGCCCGTCGTCGCCGTGGCGGTGCTCGGGGGACTCAGCGTCGCCGGCGTCGCGGCTCTTCTGCGTCACCGTCCGCGCCGTAAGGGGTGGTCGGAGCAGTACCAGGCCGCCTACCGCGACGCCCGGGACGAAGAGCGCTCCTAGCCGATCGGCGGCTCGTCGGCGACGAACAGGCCCAGCGGCGGCGAGGACACGATCCAGCCGCCGTCCTTCAGCTCGGAGATCGCCCGCAGCACGGTGATGCGGGAAACCCCGTACGTGGCCATGAGCTCGTCCACCTTGGGCAGCCGATCCCCTGGCCGCAGACGGCTGGTGCTGATGTCGTCGACGACGTCCTCGACGATGCGCTCGATGGCGAACGGGGCGCGGCCCTGGGCGGCGGTGCGGGGGCCGACGAACCGGCCGCGGCGGCCCTCGGAGTAGACCAGGCCCTCGTCGGTGAGGACCTTGAACGCGTTGCGCACGGTGGGCAGAGACGCGCCGAACCGCTGAACCCAGTGCCCCTCGGGGGGAAGCTGGTCGCCCGGCTGCAGCTCACCCGAGGCGACGCGGCGCCGTACGTCGTCGATGATCTGGGTCTTGAGCGGGACGGGGCCGCGGGCGGGGATAGTGCTCACTCCCCCACTATAGAGGTAACAGATACCGTTATGCGGGCCTGTCGGAGCCGGTGACGTACGTGCCCTTGCCCGGAACCGTCATCAACAGGCCCCGATCGCGCAGCACCCGGATGGCGCGACGGATCGTCGACACCGACACGTCGTAGTGGTCGCCCAGGTGCACCTCGGACGGCAGCGGCGCATCCGGCCGCCACTCCCCCGCCGTGACCCGCTCCTCGAGGTCGACGGCGATGGCGGCGTACCGGTCGCGTGAGCGCGGCCGCCGCGGCGTGCCGGCCGGTCCCACGTAGGTGCCTTTGCCCTGCTCGGTGGTGACCAGGCCGCGCTCGCGCAGGACCTCGATGGCCTTGCGTGCCGTTCCGCGCGCCACCCCGTAGGCGGCGACCAGGTCCGCCTCGGACGGCACGGGGTCGCCGGGCACGAGCTCGCCGGCGTCGATCCGCGCCTGTACGAGGTCGGCGACCTGCCGATAGAGCGGCACGGGCGAGGTGGGGCTGACCATGGACAGGACGCTAGGAGGCCATGCTCGCGCCCCCTTGGCTAAGTACGCATGGATATCGGTTCATGGACAAAACGACACGGTCTATAGACGTGACGTAGCCGTCTATGAACAAGTTAGGTAGCGTCGCAGGTGGAAGCCCCTCGCGAACGGGAGTACCCCATGGCTGACCGCCTCTACTTTGCAGGACCTGAAGACTCCTACCTCCTGGCAGGCCTGACGCCAGGAGCGTGGGCCCGTGGCGACGAGCTCGACGACGAGCCCGACGAGCACCTTGCCATCCAGCGCACCCAGCACAAGTGGGTGAACACGTCCGAGGAGCCCGGCTTTCGTACCGGCGCAGTCCGCTCATGAGCGAGGCGCTCCAGCCTGAGACGGTCGCCTACTACGACGACCCGGATCACGCTGCCTCCATGTGCCAGCTGCTGGAGCGCGCACATCCAGGCTGGCACGTGTGGCGGGACGTCGACCGTTCGTGGAAGGCGAGGCACGAGACCTGGGCGGGGGACCGCAAGCCTCTGTCGAGCACGATCGCTGGGCTGCTCAACCAGCAGCTCACCGAGCGCGGCGAGGATCTGTCGTGAACCGCCGATTGCCGCCGGGGCAGATCGGCGAGGCGATGCAGCGAGTTATCTTCGATCGCAAACCCATCGCGGCCTCTGCGCGAGCAGTGGGAGTCCCTGAAGAGCAGCTCCGTGCGGCTCTCAACGACTTCTACGGCTCGAAACGACGACTGCGGGCCGTGCAGCTGCTGCGCGACGGAGGAGATCCGGCCAAGATCGCCCGCTCGTATCGCACGTCCGTCCCGCAGCTGAAGAAGTGGCTGGATGCCTTCTACGACGACAACCCGGAGCTGTACTACCTCGACCAGGCCCCGCACCTGGCCCTGGAGACGTCCAGCGTGCTGGAGGGCGAGACGCCGGTTCCAACGCCTGAGCCGGACCCCAAGCCTCCGTGGGAAGTGGTGATGGATGCCTGGTCGGGCGAGGACGACGGGTCATGCCCTGAAGTGTCCGTGCACCCGATGCCCGCCAAGTCAGGCACCGGAGGGATCACGTGGCGCCGCGACGCCCCGCAGAAGATCCGCATCGTCCAGCACACGTGCGCCTTCCACCCGGTCTCGTACGAGTGGTGCGGCGTCGCCGGTCTCTACCTCGTCCGCCGCACACGGCTCTTGGTGCCCGAGGAGGGCGACCCGGTCGCCGTTCTCGACTACACCGACGCCGTCCGTCATGCCGACAGCCATCAGATCTGGCTTGGGCTGCTGGCGGGCATGCTCCGTTAAAGCTCGGCGCCCGCAGGCGGGCTGGATTCTCATGAGTGCCCGTGAGAATTGAACTTAGCGGTTTCGACCCAGCGGAGGATCGCATCCGTCGTCCTCGTTTTCACGCCATAGTGTCCCTCCCTCCAAGACCACGCAGGTGGCGTTCCGGCACATGGCCAGCGGACGCGCTTGCCCATTCACGCTGAACTGCTCGCTCGCGCTGAACTCTCAGAGGAGCTTGACGAGCTGATCATTGCCCTTCTCGTCCCGGATGATCAGGCGCCCGCCCGAGCGAAGTTCGGTCTCAATGAACTCGTACAAGATCAATCCTCGGTTGACGATGTCAACCTTCTTCAGGCCCGTGTCTCGCTGCAGCCGTACTAGTGCTTGAGCGGCTTCAGCGACCAAAGCGACATTGATGCGATCGACGATCGGGGGTAGATCGTCGGCCGGCTTGGCCTCTGGCATGTCACGTACCTCCACAGTTGCCTCTGGTGATCCTTCCTAAGCTTCGATTGTGCCAGGTCGAACACAGAAAAGACACACTTTAAGTGGTGTGCGCGCGTGTTTTCGGCAGAAAAATCGGCGGAGAACGGTGCGTAATCGGCTCAGGTGCTGTAGTGTCCCGTAGCACGGAAGCCCTTTACCACACATGGCTTCTGTCACACGAAAGCTGCTGAAGCGGCTAGACAGGAGGTAATTGATGATCTTCATCGACCGCATCCACCGAACGGCTCTTGCCATGTAGGCGCGCGCTGATGAGCCGTTGGTCGAGAACTGCCGATCGAGCAGATCGGTGGTGATCCATTCCCGCTTGGCCGCCTAGCGGAAGTGGATCTCGACTCTTGGATGCGGGTCTTCGCGTCCGCCAGAGGCGCGAGGATCGGAAAGCCTCGTCGGGGGCTCAAACAGACCTACCATCCCGGGTAGGCCGGTCACCCGACGTGGAGGAAGGCGCCGCTGTGGCTAGTGGTGTCCTGAAAAAGGCGCTGGAACTCATCCAGCGCAAGGCGGGGTCGCAGGAAGTGGATCCTCCCACCAACGCGGCCAAATGGAAGATCACCAAGTCTGCGAAGGATCTCAAGTCCGAAGTGGAAGTGCCAGGGGTGCACACACGCCCCATGTTGCAGACCATGACGTACGTGGGTTGTATCACCGGAGCAGTACTTGGCCCGATTGGAACGCTGAAGGTGCTCCCCCCGGGTACACCTGACACAGTAGCAATCGTCGCGATCGTCGGTCAGTTCTTCATCATGGCTCTCGTCGCGGTGTGCGTGACGATCTCTCGGAACAAGCGCAACGACAACCATAGTTAGCGGTCTTGGGGGGCCGAGGAGCTTTCGGGTGCGGCGAGGCGAAGGCCTAGCCGCACCTTCACTTGTGCGTCCACCCGCTCCTCAAGAGAAGGCGGACGTTCTACAGACGAAAGTGCGGCAGACGGCACGGCCCACCGCAGCCAGGAAGCTAGTGGCGGGTGGCGTTGCGGTCGTCGTCGGTGAAGCGCTCGCCGGTGGAGGTGGCCCGCCCGGCGCGGGTCAGCGTCTCCTTGGTGCTCGCGGTGCCGTAGTGGAGGGTGCTGGCCCGGTCGAAGCCGAGCCCGCCCGCGACGGTGAAGGTGTCGGGTGCGGCGCCGAGGAAGATGAAGCGCCAGCCGATCCCGGTCTGGTGCTCGACGAGCTTGCGCACGCTGTCGATGGTGGTCAGCTCGCGCGAGCGGTTCTCCTGGCCGTCCGTGAGGACGACGATCGTCACCTCGCCCGGCTGGTCATCGTCCGGGAGGCTGTCGATGTGCTCGGTGGTGCGGCTGATGCCGAAACCGATCGCGTCGAACAGCGCCGTCATGCCGCTCGGGCGGAGCGTGAACGAGGGGACGTCGGCTAGCGGCAGCGCCTCGTAGAGCATCTCGGGGGAGTCGCTGAACTGGTAGAGCGACACCAGCGTCTCGGCCGGGTTGGTGTGCTGCTCGGCGAGGAAGGCGGCCAGGCCGCCCTCTGTGTCGTCCTTGACGGCCAGCATGCTGCCGGAGCGGTCGAGGATGACCGCGATCAGGCGGCGGTTCGGGTTCGGCATGTCCTACTCCTGGTTGGTGTTGGGGATGACGGTCAGGTGGTCGGTGGTTCCGCAGGCGGGGCAGACGTGGATGCCGTCGCGGATGGACGACTGCTGCTCGCGGCGGGTGACGTGGCAGTAGATGGTCTTCGCGACGCGGCTGTCGGCGACCGGGCCGCTTTCGCGGACGAGCTCGTCCAGGTGGTTCGCGAGGATGCGCACCCATTCGGTGGGTACGGCGGAGCCGATCGCCTTGCGGTAGGCCGTGTGGTCGCCGGGGAAGCTGTCGCCGTTGTAGGCGCTGACGGCCCGCATCGACTCCTCGGCGAGCTCGTGCAGGTGCGCGCGGAACGACTTCCAGTTGCCGCGATCGAGCGCGGCCAGGGCGCGGCCGAGGTGCTCGATCGTGGCGGCGACCTGCCGGGCGGAACGCGCGTCCCGCCCCGCCTGCGCTGGCTGACGGCTCACGACAGCGCGGTCCGCGAGCCAGAGCCGAGGCGGCTCCCGCCGATGTCGGCGCGGCGGCCGGCCTCTTGTCCTCCGAGGTAGCCGAGTCCGTCCACTGAGCGCTTGGACTTGCGGGTCCTGGGGAACATCTGCCGGGCCAGCGCCTCGACCTTCTCGGCTCGGCTGACGAGGACCAGGTCGGTGCTGGTGCCGGTCGACGTAGGGGTCTGCTGCGCGGCGCGCTGTTCGGCTTCGCGGATACGTCGGGCGGCCTCGTCGGCGAAGCCAATCAGGAATGCCCGCTGGAACCTCTTCGGGCTGGGGTGTCCCGCAGGTACACGGGTCGTGAAGAGTCCACGGAACATCTGGATCAGGAGGCTGGTGTAGAGCATCTCGGCGCGTTCCATGTCGGACTCGAAGCCCATGATGGCTACGCCCGGCTCGACTCCGCCGCGCCCGGTCCCGGTGACGATGCACTTGCAGCGCAGCGCCTCGGCGACGTGGTAGATGAGGTTGATCTGCTCGTTGGCCCAGGGGTTCGGCGCGGTGATGTTGCGGTGGCCGGGCTTGTCGGTCTCGGGGTGAAGCGCTCCGAGGTGCGCTCGCTCGATGCCGTACTTGGCCATGAGGTTCTGGGCAGCTTCCATGAAGGTCTGCCGCTCGTGCTCGTGGGTGGTGCCTTCGGCTTGGGCGAGGAGTTTGCGGATGCGGTCGAGGGTCTTGTCGGCAGGGGCTTCGGCCACGGCGGGCATCTCCATTGAGTAGCGGTTCCGCTAGGTATTGTCTCGGAGGGTTCAAGATCATCTTGATTTCGAGATCGGTTCAGCCTATAGCTATAAGCGACGTTTGTAAAGGTAACTGATACTATGACTCTGCGTCACGCGCGACAAATCCGCGACGAAGCCATAACGTGAGACCCGGCACCACCAGGCCAACCCACCGGAGTCCCGTCACCATGCCCCGCCGCGAGCCCAGCCCGAACCCGAACGAACCGCAGGAGAACGTAGCGGAAGCGCGACCAACCCCCCGCACCCGAACCGCCCGCTGGACCAAGCTCCTGCAGAGCGCCTTCACCCTGACCATCGACACCGACCAGCGGCTCAGCGCCGCCATCGCCGAGACCGGCCAAGGCCCGCAGGACATCTTCCAGCACGTCATCAACCAGCTGTGCGACGACCTCGCCATCCCCCAGCAGATGCACCCCGACGACCCGGTCAACCCGACCGCACGCCGGCGCACGAGCACCTGGGGCGAAGGCCTCGCCCGGGTCGAGCTGGTGGTGCGTCTGGACCGCAACACCAAGCAGCGCCTGGCCGCCGCCTGCGACAAGGAGGAGATCTCCCGGCTGGAGCTGGTGGAGACGGCGTTGAACGACTACTTCGACGAGCTGGGCATTCCCCACGCATAGCCAGCAACCCGACACTCCCACCAGCGGGGGATTGCGACACAGACGACATGCTCCTCTGGCAAAGTGGTGCCCTGTCCGAAGTACCAGCCAGGTGGCTGGGAAGCATACGGAGAAGGAGCCTGTCCCATGGGCCACAGAGCCAGGGTGCGTGCCGTCGTCAATCAAAAGGGCGGCATCGGCAAGTCGACCACCACGTTCAACCTCGCCGCCGTCACCGCCGATACCTCCGGTGAACAAGCAGAGACCGTCGTCGTCTCCATCGACCCGCAAGACTCAGTCGGCTGGTGGGCCAACAACGTCCTCGAGGCCGGCCGGGCGTTGCCGTTCGACTTCGTCCAGATTGGGCCTGACGATCTGGACGACTTGGACGGCCTCCACGACCTGCCCGGCATCAAGAACGTGTGGGTGGACACGCCCGGTTGGAAACCCACCACGCGCCCTGGCCACAGGGACCCGTTCGAGGACTCCAGCTTCAGTGAGGCGCTGCGCCGCGTCCTGGCCGTCACCGACGAGGTGATCGTGCCCATCGAGCCGGAGTCGCTCGGGTTCGAGCCGACGTACAACACCATCGAAGAGGTCATCAAGCCTCGCGGCCTGCCGTACCTGGTGTTCGTCAACAACTGGGAGCCGCGCGACGGCGACAAAGAGAAGAACGAGACCATCGAATTCATCAAGGCGCACGGCTGGAACATGGCCAAGACCGCCGTCCGGCACTACAAGGTCCACACCCGTGCCCCCGCTGACGGACTGGTCGTCACCCAGTATCCGCGCAACCGGACCAGTGTCGAGGCGCGCGAGGACTACTACAAGCTGGCCCTGGAGGTCGAGCGGCTGAAGGGCGTCCGGGTATGACCGTCGCCGCAGCTTCGGGCCAGAAGCGCTCCCTGGCTGATCTCAAGATGGGCAACCGCAACAAGCCCCAGTGGCCGGACAAGGTCCACGTCGACCAGATGGCCGACAACCCGGACAACCCGCCCAGCCGCGCCGCCCACTCCGACGAGCTGCAGGAGCTGGCCGACAGCATCCGCGAGTCCGGCCTGCTCCAGCGGATCGTGCTCGTCCCAACGCCCGCCTGGCTGGAGGCCCGGCCCGAGCACCGCGGCCTCGTCGACGAGGCAAAGCCGTACGTCATCGCCTTCGGCCACCGGCGCCGGTACGCCTGCGAGCTGGCCGGGCTTGTCGAGCCGCCCGTCGATGTCCGCCAGAGCGCAGACCAGTCGCTTCAGAACGCCCTGATCGAGAACATCCAGCGGCTCGCCATGGAGCCTCTGGACGAGGCCGAAGCCATCCGCAAGCTGATGGAGAAGGCCGAGCTGTCGCAGGGCGGAGCCGCCAAGGCGCTCGGAAAGACGCCAGCGTGGGTGTCGCAGCGGCTGTCGCTGCTCGGGCTCATCCCCGAGATGCGGGAGGCCTTGAAGGACGGCCGGTTGAAGCTGGAGGACGCGCGCCGGATCGGGCGGCTTCCCGCCGATGAACAGCGGCTTCCTGAGCCTGCCCCGGCCGCCAGTCCGTCCCCGAACCCGGTCCCTGCTCCCGCGCCGGCACCCGACCGGCAGACCGCGACCGGGTCAGGCGGGCAGCAGCCGCCGCGGCGCGAACCCTCGGCGCCCACGAACGCGGACACCACGCAGGGCGGGGGAGCGGGGGAGGGGCGCACCAGCCGTGTCGACGGTGATCACTTCGACGAGGCGATGCGTGTCGAGGGGGCGCTGGTCCAGGCGGCCTCTCAGGCGGGCAACCTGCGCGCTCTGCGCCGCGTGGCCAAGGACCAGCCGGACATCGCGCGCCGGATCTTGGGCGTGATCGATGTGGCGATCGACAAGCTCCACGTGGCGGCGGCCGAGCTTCGCGCCGATCTTGAAGAAGACGCGGGGGAGTAGGCCCTGTTAACGGCGTTAATACTCTGCTCAACGATCTATTCGTGAAGCGGAGTATTAACGCCGTTAACGCGTGGCAGTATCCGAAGAGGCGGGCAGCTGTCGGGAGCCATCACCCATCGGAGTCGCCGTTCCACCAGGCTTCGAGTTTCTTCCGAAGCCGGGCCACGACTTCGTACAACACCGCAATGGCAGAGACGACGACGACTACGGCCGCGGCTGGACCCGTGTCGGCCACTGTCTCGATGCCTGCGATAAGGAGAAGAAACCCAAGAGGGACCCACGTGCGAACCTTCGAGCGCAGGCACCAGAGCAGCAGTAGCGGCGGAACCCCGAGGGCGAGGCGGCCGAGGCGGACTGTTATGTCGCCAGCTGTACCGACTGCTTCAGAGAAGGTCCATGGTGGAGGAGGTTTGCCTCGGTACCCGCCCTCACGATGCCGCCTTCTGAGATATCTGTTTCGTGCGCGCCATTGCGGGCCGCCCTTCGGCATTCTGGTGGCCACGTCAGCGCTCCCACGCCGAGCGTCTGGATGTCCAATGATCAGGCGAGGTCGTCAGCCTGGCATGGACAAACCGCACATCCATCTCGATGCCTCACCGCGTGGGCTGGAGCTGACTGTGGAAAAGCGGGTGCTTCCGCCGTACAGCACGGTATCGGAGCGAGCCGGCCAACGCGACAGCCCTCGCAAGACTCCCAATGCGGGCGGAGCCGGTCCCGCGCTCCTCCGCCTGAGTCGGAGGGCGTCGGGGGATCACTGCGGCGCCCGGTGGTAGTCGCCGGGCGGCCAGTCGGCCAGCAGCGTCAGCCGCCCCTGCGGCGCGCCGCCGTACTCGGGGCCGACGTGGGTGACGGCCTGCTCCTGGTCGCCGGGCCGGCCGGGGCCGACCGAGGGGACGACGGTGACGATGAGGTTGTCGGGCAGGTCCCTGGTGAGCTCGCGGAGCTGGCCGAGGGTCAGCGGGGCCACCTGGTGGTGGATCAGGTCGGGTGCGTCGCCCATGGTGCGCCCTTTCGCGAGGGGATGAGTGCAGCGGACGCTACCCCTGTGGGTGGAGTTTGTCCCGGGAACCGCCAGGGGCGAGCCGGTCGGCTCGTTGGTTGAGGTGCACCGGCTCGTTCAGTTGGGTGCGTCCGGCCGCTACAGTGGCGCCATGGTCGCCAGGGGCGGTCGATGGATTGGGGTTGCTCTCGCGATGGTGCTCGTCTCGGCCTGCAGCGGTTTGTGGACGAGTACAGCTCGTGTAGATCCCGGTCTCGTGGCCGAGTTACGGACGCTGGGAAGAGTTGTCGCAGAAACGACGGATGAGTGGTACTACGACGGCGAGCACGACATTTCTGTGGTCCTCATCCTCGACGGCGGATCTGCAGAAGGTGACGCGTTCGGCCAGGTCGTCGAGGCACTGGAGCGACGCGGCTGGAAGGACAGCGGGCCTACCGGCTTTGTGAGCATGGAGTCGGCCCACAGACCCGAGACCATCTACGTTGAGCCGTTTTCGTCAGCCATGAAGCCAAGCTCTGACGGGTTTAACCCGAAGCTGGACTCGGCCAACGAAGCCTTGTTCGACAGGTTGCGCCTGGAGCGCGGGGCGGCTGGGTACGTGGTGCTGAAGGTGGAGCCGAACCGGTGACGGGGCAGGGCGACGGTCACAGGACTCTCTAGCCTCGCGCTGGCTTGGCTCGTTCGTACCAGGGGGCGTGAGCCGTCCGCGCCAGCGCTGTGCTGGCGGTACGGCTCACGCCCCGCGAAGGCGCGCTCGAGCTACTGGCCGTTGACGGCGGCCACGAAGCCCTTGCCGGGCCGCAGGGTGGGGCGCCTGCGCTGAGGCACCTGGACTTCGACCCCGGTCCTCGGGTTACGGGCCGTGCCCGCCTTGTGGGTGGTGGCGGTGAACTTCCCCCAGTTCTGGATGGACACCTCGCCGCCCGCGGCCACGGTGTTCTGGATCGTGTCGAACAGGTCGGACACGATCGCCTGCATCGCGGGCTTGGGAAGGTTGTGGCGCGCGGCGAGTTCGGCGACGAGCTGTGTCTGGTTCAAGGGTCTCCTCTCGGCCTTCTGTCTGTCTTGATAGACGGTAAGAAAAACCTAGCGGTTCCGCTACTTTCTCTTCTTGTTGAGCTGGAGGAGGCGTTCGATGAGGCCGTCCGCGTCGTCCCACTGCTCGATGGTGGTCTCCTCGCTCGCCTTGCTGGGGACGTTGAGCAGCGCGAAGGAGGCCAGGCCGGTGGTGCCGGGGGTGACGGTCACGATCATCGGTTCCTTGCCCACGGTGAAGTGCAGGCGGGCGCTGTGCTCGCCGAACGCCACGGCGGTGGACGTGATGCCGTGCAGCTGCAGACGCTCCTCCAGCATGTCGACGCCCGTCAGCCAGCTGCGGGCGATCAGGCCCTGGCCGATGTGCACCAGGACCGGCGCGTCGAGCTCGCCGGCGAGCTTGTCCGCCTGGTCGGGGTCGCTGGCCCAGGCGAGCACCTGCCAGGGGCCGCTGTCGCTGCGGCGGACGACGGCCCACTCGGCGTAGACGGCGCGGCCCTCGTAGTCGTCGCTGCCGATCGGCCCGGCCGGGCGGTAGCGCTTGGTGCCGTCCGGGAGGGTGACGTGGGCGACCCGGTGGGGCATGCAGCAGTCGGCCCAGAAGCGGCCCGAGGTCGCGCCGCCGTCGCCCTCGGAGGCGCTGCCGCTCCATTCGCCGGTCGGCTGGCTGGAGACGGTCGGGCAGGCGGGAACGTGCAGGTTGGTGCGCTTGCCGCGCCGGGTGGTGGCGTAGGTGTGGGCGGCGTCGGGGTCGGTGTAGACGGCGGAGTTGAGCAGCTCGACGGGGAGCTGGGCGTTGAGCGTGATGGACATGCGGGGTCTTCTCCTTGGTGGGGTCGGCTCCGCCGTACGGCGGAGCCGATATGTAGACGATCTACTGGTATTAACGGCGTTAACGGTTGGGCGTGCTCTCGGCGCGACGCGCCAGGACCTGCTTCACCTCCTTCAGGCACAGCTCCCCGAAGTTGCGGATGTCGAGCAGCCCCTCGTCGTCGGCGCGCTGCAGGTGCTCCAGGGTGGTGATGTCGTTTCGGGCCAGGCAGTTGCGGGCGCGGGTGCCGTTGCCGCCTTCGATCGCGTCGAGCACGTCGTTGACGTGCAGGCTCAGGGGCAACCCGGTCGCCTTGACGAGCTCGGCGACGGTCTGCTTGCCGGTGGCGTCCATCGGTGTCCTTTCAGGTCTTCGTGGTAGCGGAGTACGGCTCGCGCTCGCTGCGCGAGCCGTACGATCAGGGACGGGTCGAGCCCGATACGGCCGGGCTCGACCCCTCACACCGCGGCGGCGGCGTTCTCGTCGTCCTCGGCGGCCTTCTCGGCGGCCAGCAGGGCGCGCTGCGCGGCGGCCTTCTCCTGCGCGTCGAGCAGCTTGGCGCCGTACTCCTCGGCCAGGGCGCGCATCTTCTCCGCCTCGTGCTCGTGGTTGGCCAGCCGGTGCGGCGCGTGGAAACGGTCGTGGGCCGCCCTGACCTTGTCGAGGTCGGGCCGCTCCCGCCACAGCTTCACCAGCTGGGCGACGATCTGCCGGGCCGCCTTCTCCGTCTTGTCCGGCACGCGCCCGGTGCCATACCGTCCCGGCCGCCCGACGCTCACCCAGAAGCCGGGGTCGTCGGCCTCATCAGCGTTGGCCACGCCGTAGCCGGCGAGGGTGACGCCGTTGATGACGGGCGCGTACGGGCGTGCCTTCTCTCCGTGGTTCATCGCCCAGCGGTGCTCATCTCCGGGCTCGGGGTCGTCGCCGTACTGGACGCGCACGCTGGTGCCGCGCCGGTTCTGGTCGTAGGCGAGCTCGTCGAGCGAGATCCAGAACACGCCGACCTTCAGGACGGCGTACCGGATGCGGCCCTTGTCGTCGGGGCCGGTCACGTGCACGCGGCGGGTGGTCTTCCTGCCGTTGCTCATGGTGACCTTGATCAGCTCCAGGGTGGTGCCGTCCACCTGGTCTCCTTCCTCGTAGGCGTCGGGCCCGAGCTGGGCGAGCGTTCCTTCGACGTCGACGCCGCCGTACTCCTTGAGCACGTCGAATATCTCCAGCAGCACCTGCATGCGGCTCGGGATGCGGCCACGCTCGCTCAGGTAGATGCCGCAGTAGGGCGGGCACGGCTCGCCTGCTGGGGTGGTGCACACCATGCAGCCGCGGCCTTTGGTGTCGGGCACGGGCACGGTCTGGGTGATGTCGTAGACCTGCTGCGGGACGACCGCCCGGTACTGCGCCTCGACCTGCTCGGTCTCGCCGGTCCGCTTGTCGGTGACCTCCTTGGTGCGCTTGCCCGTGTAGAGGGCGTCCACCCACAGGGGCGCGGCGCCTTCGACGACCTGGCGGCCCTCGCGCAGCCACCACTTGTCGCCCTGGACGCGGGTGGCGCGCGGGTCCTGGCCGAACAGCCGCAGCTTGTTGCGCAGGTTGTAGTGCGAGAACTGGGCGGCGTACAGGCGGAAGACGTCGATCAGGTGCGGGTTGGCGGCCAGGTGGAAGGCGGTGCCCGCCGCGTAGCCGAGCACGCTCAGCGCGCCGGTCGTCTGCTCCTCGCGCCAGGCCGCGTATTCGTCGTCGGTCATGGCCGCCGCGCGGCCCGTCGTGGGCTTGATCGCGGGCGGGGTCTTCACGGTGCCGTACATCGACAGCCTTTCTGCGTAGCGGTTGCGCTAGGTATAGGCGCTGGTCCCCGCTCGGGCGGGGACCAGCTCAGGACGGGGTTAGGCGGGGGCGAGGATGGAGCTGGAGATCGCGTCCAGCACGCCCGGCTCCACGGGCGGCAGGACGTTCGGGTCGACGAACCCGACCACCTGGCCGTCGTCGCCTGCGCGGACCGCCAGCGGCATGCACGGGTCGATGCCGTACAACACCAGGCCCGGATAGGTGCGGTGGACGCGGCTCAGCCACGCGTCGTTCACGGCGACGGGCGCGTACTGCAGGACGCCGACCCTGGAGCCGTCGCGGCTCCACGTCGACCAGTCGATGCGGGCGTAGTACTCGACCTCCCGCAGGTGGTCGCCGTACATCTCGCTCCACGCGGAGGCCAGGTCGTAGCGGCCGGTCTGCTCCAGGAGGCGCGGGCGCAGCTCCCGATGCCACATCCAGGTGCCGTCACCCACCATCGTCTCCACGCCCGGCAGCCGGCCGGTCGGCTCCTCGTCCTCTTCGGGGATGTCGGGAAGGGCGGCCAGGTCCCACACGACGCGGGCGTCGCCGACGAGGATGCGGCTCCGGTCTCGTCGGACGGTGACGCTGTCGAGGTCGGCCACGAGCGAGCCGATGACCTGTGACACGATGAAGTCGATCATCACGCCACCGGGCTTTCCGTCGTGCCCGTCGTGCTCCCCGTCGTGCTCGGCTTCGTGCTCGCGGGACGCGGGCCGTACGTGCGCTCCACCTTCTGCAGCAGGTCGTCGAGCCGGTTGCTGCCCGAGAACAGGTCGTGGGCGTCGCCGTCGTCGTCGAGGCCGAGCAGCCTGCTGGCCCGATTGTGCGCCGTGATCACGCGGTGGCCGCTGCGGTCGCGGATGGCGAGCGGGTTGTCGTCGGGTTCGGCCAGCAGGTAGGACTCGGCCTCATGGTCCAGGTCGAAGTAGCTGGCAGGGGCCCCGGCGATCAGCGGATGGCCCAAGGGGTCGATGGTGAACAGCCACCGGCCGCCGTTGAGGTCGCACACGGTTCCGGCCAGGCACAGCGACGTCCTGCAGCGGGCCCGCTCCTCCGGCGCCAGAACGTAGGTGTCTGAGGCGTTGGAAGGGAAGATGTCCACCTCGGCGTCGTCGATGTGCGTGGGCCCGGCCAGGTGTGCGACGTCATCGGCACGCACGAAGGATCGGTAGGTGTCCTGCACCCACAGGACGCGCGACTCGGCGATGGCGTCGTAGGCGGCCCAGGCGCGGGCGGCCTCCGGCGTGCCGTACAGCGGCGGCAGCTCGATGGTCATGGGGTTGCTCCTTCGCAGGTGGCGCGGGTGACGTAGGGGGTGATGGTTTTGCCGTTGTCGAGCAGGACGGTCAGCCGGACCGGCAGCGGGTGCCGGTCGCGGAACGGCTCGGGGGTGATGTCGGTGACGTGGCCGCGCTCGTCGTCGACGATGACGCCGTCGCCGATCCGGAACAGCGCCATGTCGGCGCGGTTGCCGTGGAGGTAGGTGGTGACCTGGTTCAGCGGCAGCGGGGCCGGGCCGTCCGCACCCGGCTTGACGATGGTCGCCTCCTGCGGGGCCTCTCCCCCGCCGCGCGAGAAGACGACGGTGATCGTCCAGTCGTCGCGGGCGATGTGCACGGAGTGCCAGGTGCTGACGTCCTGGACGGTCCAGCCGCAGGCCGGGGCGCGCAGCCGTAACGTGCTGGGCTTCATGGCTTGTCCCGGTCGGGCGACGGGTGGATGACGACGATCGAGCCGAGGGCCGACCGGCCCGGGTTCCCGGCCAGTTCCACGGTCATCGACGTGTCGGTCGGCTCCTGGAAGCCGAGGTGCTCCCGGATGTCGACCATCGCGTCGTAGGGGTACGGCTTGCCGGCGGCCGGGCGGGCGGCACCGGTGATCTCCCAGGTGTAGGTGCGGCTCGGCTTGCCCGGCCTGGCGCTCGTGGTGAACTCCAGCCGGTCGCCCGGCACCAGCTCCGCCCAGGTGGGGTTGTCCGGCAGCGGCGGGTACAGGCTCATGACGCCTCCTTGCGGGGTTGGGTGAGGATGGCGGGCTGCCAGCCCCAGCGGGTGGTCTGGCCGATCAGGGCTCGGATGTCGTGGGCGCCCTCGGCGTGCCGTTCGTCGAGGCCGCGAGTGGAGCCGGCGTACGGGTGCCAGAGCAGCGAGATGCGCAGGGCCCGCCCCTTGGCCGCCGACACCTGGAGCACGCCGAGCCAGCAGGTTTCGCGGGCCAGGCGAACCGCCCACACCGACCGGTGAGGGGCGTCGGGCGGGGTGCAGGTCCAGCCGTCCTCTTCCAGGCGGCGCAGGATCGAGCGGGCGGCCTGGTTGGGCGTGAACTGCGGCATCTACTGCTCCTGCAGCACGGGCAACACGATCCGGCTGGCGTCGATCACCAGCAGGCAGGAGTTGCACCGCCAGATGCCGCCCCAGCTGTCGTCCGGCTCGCAGCGGGTGCCGTCCTTGCGCGCGGTCTCGAAGCCGGAGGCCTCCGGCGAGTTCCCGCACGAGCACGTCAGCGCCCCGCCGTCGTCCATGACGGCGCCCTCGGCCGGCCGCCCGGGGTTGCTTCCGGCGGCGTGGACGGCCTGGACGAGCGGGCGCTTGCCGACGATGAGCCGGTACTGGTCGGGGTCGCTGTTGAGCAGCTCCCAGAACTTGGCCTGCTTGCCGACCCAGCCGTCGACGTGGCCGAGGTACTCGCGCAGCACGCTGTCGTCGGCGCCGTGCACGAACCAGCGGTGCAGGTTGCGGTAGACGTGGCGGCGCACGGTGGCCGTCTGGAACGACGAGCCGGGCGACGACTGCAGCACGTACCAGCTGCAGCCGGTCTCTTCGCAGTAGGTGATGTCCACGGGCGGGCTCCTTCGGTGGGTTGGGCGGGAGTGAGGGAGTGCAGGGAGGTCAGGGGGTGCGGCGGGTCCGTCCCGGCCAAAGGACGGCCCCCCCCCCCGGGGGGCTGGTGACGCGGACGTCTTGGGGCCGACGGGGCCCCAACCCAGCGCGGCCGCCGTAGGGGGGGTGCGCAGCGCCT